AATTGTTCCGTTTGCTGCAAAATCCCCTATAATTCCAACACCCCCATTTATTAGGCCTCCCGTAAGTGGTAAATAATTTGCTGCTTTTGCAAATCCAGCTAATCCAATAGAAGCATTAGTTGCATATGGGAGTAATGATGTAGTAACATATAATGGGGTTGCATAATTTCCTAAAGGCTGCTTATTAGCATTTAGCCAAGCAATTGAAACATCCCTTGCTGCCAGCTGAGCTGTTGTAACATCCCCTCCACCCCCTCCAGCAACGCTAACATCTAATATACCTACCGAGGTTTTTCCCCATATAAATTGTGTGTGATTAAGAGATGTGTCTGGAATATACAAAGATTTAATAGAATTATCTGCAACATCAACATAAGCTGTAGTAGCCCCTCCGATTTTTGAATACAAATCTGTGATGGATGCATCTCTTATAAATAATGAACCATCAACATAAAGTTTCGTAACATCACTTGTCCCACCACCTCCACTTATATTGGTACTTCCATTAAAGGTTATATTATTCGATGTATCAATTGTAATTGCAGGAATCAAATTTCCTGTATAAAATGCCATTTCTCTAAAAATTGTAGAGCTACCAAGGTTTAAAGGAGATCCCCAACTAAGAAGAGAATTTCCGCTTGCATCTTTAATGGCTTTTTCAATATAAATATCTTTTACTTTTAAGGATGCATCTATTTGAACTGGCCATTCAGGAGCATTATTAAAAAATCCTATATTACCATTTTTCATATAGATTGAAGAATCTACTAATGGATCATCTCCGGCAGAGAATAATGCAATTGTATTTTCTGTTCCTTGTATATCTTTAGAAATATCATTTACAACAAATTCAAGTTGATTGAGTTCATTTTGCATTTGAGTTTGAGCATTTTGAACTTGAGTATATTGTCCGGAAATATAATTAATAACACTATTATTTTGAGTTAAAATATTAACGGCTTTTCCTAATTCATAGAATGCTTGACTCCAGTCCGCACCAGCTAATTGATCTGAAGTAGCTGCATCTACAATAATAGCAGCGGTATCATCCACCATATTATCGCTCTTAATATTAAGACGCAAATTATATGATGTTCCAAATCCACTAGGTCCACTTTGAATTTTTTCAAGAGAAGGAAGAAGAATTCCAAGAGCTCCATCCCCAATTACTTGAGTATTTCCTGAAGGAGCATCTAAGAATAAAATTCCTAATAAGTTTGTTGCAAGAATAGTATCTTGAACAGAATTATAAATGGAATAATAAATCATTACCGCATTAAATTCAAAGGTGTCATTTACAACTAAATTCGAATCAGATGCTAATTTATCAAAAGTTAAAGTTGAATCTCCATAAATGGTTTGAAGTTTCTTTATATCTAAAACAAGTCCTAGACAATCTACGTTAGAACGTTTAAATTCAATATTATCTCCACCACTTTGATATTTTATAGAAGCATCATAATCTCCAGATAAAATATAAGCAGAAGTATCTGTTAAATAAGTATTTTCATTAGCTGGAGTTATTCCTTCGGCTGTATACCATCCTCCTGGGTTACCATTGACCGTCATATTATATGACCCCAAATCCCAAACTTTTGTAGAACTATCAACATAATCGTAATAACCCGAAAAGCTTAATCCATCAGGATGAGGTTTTGTCCATCCATCTCTTCCTAGAATATTTTCTCCAAGATCCCCAATTTGCATCCCGTGTTTGTAGTTGGTATCTTCAATTTGTTCAAAGTAAGGTTCCATTTGACCATGAGAGGTAGGAACAAGAATATAAGTTTCATTATAAGTTCCAAAAGAATCTTGTCTAACATTTCCTGCACTTACTAATCCAAAATATTTTACAACAGTATTATACCCTATATCTCCATCAGCATCTTCAGTTTCCATCCAATATCCATTTGATGGATTTGCCCATCTAATTGCCCCGGTTTCTTTCATCCATTTCCAAAATACTCTTTCAGAAACAGTTCTTGATAATGCTGAATCGTAACTACTTTGATTAAGAAGATTAGCTTCAAGATTAAGAGCATAATTCTGAAAACTTTCAGCAACAATTACTCTACCGTCTTTTATTGATCCCCCTGTTTTCCAATATTCAAAAGCACCAGGAATAGCAAGAACATTAAAACGATTCTCCGAAATATTATCGGGTTCATTGATCTTAGGTATATTAAGAAGAGCAAAATGAGAAATCTTGACGACATTATTTCTTTCATTGATATTTAAACCAATGTCCTCAACGGCAGAACTAAATGTGTAAATAGTTCCTCCGGTGGTTCTCATTCTCTTGACGAATGGTGTAATTCGATTATTAGACATATTAGATAATTGTTTTTTTTATATATTCTGAATATTAAAATACCTTAAAAAATAGTTGTTAAATGTCTAGTTGTTGGTCCTCCTGAAGTAGAACTTATAATAGATCCATCATTGGTTCCTATTCTATCGGTCCATCCAGCATTTGTATTTCCGGTAGGATAGCCTTTCCATTTTCCCGTTCTTGTGAATCGTAAATTCCAAAGAGTGGCTTTATTTAATATATTGGTATATGTTGTGCCATTATTGGTTATTGCTCCAAGAATAAAATATGGATATTTTCCTGTTGTTACATGACCATGACCGCCAACATCCCATGTAAAAGTTTGGATAACCCCATTTATTTTAACTGCATCGAGTCTTCTTGTTGTAGGACCGGGGCTATGAAATATTTCTACAAATAAATTTTGACCATAAAGATTATCATCATATATGTTCAAAAATCCATTTGATGAAACATCAGTTGAGCCAAATTCTATACTAAAAATGCTTCCATCTAGCATTATAGAAAAATTATTTTCGCATTCCTTTGTTGATGAACATGCATATATTAAACGTTTTGGGAAATAATTAGTTCCATATCTCGAAACATCTAAATGCATGCTAAAACTTATAGGAGAACCCCATGTTGAAACATTAGCTGTATTGTTAAATATTACATAAGTAGAACCATCAAAATTAAGAGCATCAATAGAAGAATCCATTGGTTCTGGGTTAATAGTTATCGAAGCATTATATATTGTACTTCCATCAAATATATTTTGAATTTTACATAAATTTCTATTATCCAAACCATCTGTAGGCCATGCATTACCAGTTCCATCAAAACTACATATAAGATTAGCAATAGGAGCACTAGCGTCATATAAAGTATGCAATTTTGCTAATGCAGCATCGATGGATGTAATGTTTAAAGAACAGTTCATAGCACTGAAGTATGAAAACTGTCTATTTAAAGTAGCTGGTAATGTAAGTCCTGTAAGCTTTGGATTATCATTTATAGAAAGATACCCTCCTAATCCAGTAAGCCCAGAAACATCTAAAATTCCGGTAAGATTACAGTTATATGCAGAATAATCTAATATTTGTGATGAATTTGGGTTAATTATATAATTAAGAGATGGATTATAGCTAACTTCGAAATACCCTCCTAATCCAGTAAGTCCAGATATATTTAAAGTTCCAGTAAGATTACAATTGTTTGCGTAATATGCGTTAAACGCTTGCGATGAATTTGGATTAAGTATCTGAGTAAGATTATGATTATTGTATACTCCAAAATATCCTCCTAAACCAATAAGTCCAGATACATCTAAAGTTTCAGTGAGATTGCAATTGGCTGCAGAATAACTTGAAAATATTTGAGATGAATCTGGATTAAGTATCCGAGTAAGATTTGAATTACTATATACCATAAAATCCCCTCCTAATCCAGTAAGTCCTGACACATCTAATGTTCCATTTAAACTACAATCATATGCATAATATGAATAAAATCGTGTCGAACTAGTTGGATTAAGGATATGAGTAAGATTTGGATTATTATGTACCTGAAAAACCCCACCTAATCCAGTAAGTCCTGACACATCTAATGTTCCGGTGAGATCGCAATTATATGCAATATATCCAACAACTTCTTGCGATGAAACAGAATTAAGTATTTGAGTAAGATGCGGATTATTATTTACTTCAAAATCCACTAATCCTGTAAGTCCAGAAACGTCTAAGGTTCCAGTTAAGTCACAATACCAGCCATAATATTCATTAATTTGTGCCGAACTAGTTGGATTAAGAATTTTAGTAAGATTTGAATTGCCATTTACATAAAAAGACCCGCCCAATCCTGACAATCCTGACACGTCTAATGTTCCATTTAAACTACAATCATAAGCTATCCATGCTGTAATTGCAGCAGAAGATACAGGACTTATAATTTTCGTTAATTTTTTATTAGTATTTACATCAAAATTAGTTAAACTTGTAAATGAACTAATATCTATAGTTCCAATTAGATCATCAGAACTCATATTAATCAGCGTAACATTTCCTGCTGAAACTGTTGTTCCTTGTTTTACAACAATATTTTTAGTTCCCGCAGATGAATATGTGTGAATAGGTGAGTTTGAATTTACATTATTAGAGGAATCCCCTAGATCCCAGTTTAATATTCCTGGCATATATTTTTTATTTTATTTTTAAGTAATAGTAAATACTGGATCAAATGTGTTTGTTGAAGCTTCTGTTGAGAAGATCATATATGTACTTGATACTGGAGGAACATAAGGCGGATAATTAATACTTATGTCTGCAACTTTTCCTGCTGTGGCAAATGCACTTTTGATACCCAAATAGTCTACATTAGAACTTCCATCTGCTGGCCATGCATTTCCTGTTCCATCAAAATTTCCTATAAGATTAGCAATTGGAGCACTGGCATCAAATAAATTGTGTAATTTTAATAATGCAGCATCTATAGACGCAGTATTTAAAGAACAGTTTTTAGCATTAAATGTTGTAAATTGTTGTGTTAAAGTAGTAGGTAAAATAAGTTCTGTAAGATTGTTATTATTTTGAATTTGAAAATTTCCTCCTAATCCAGTAAGCCCAGATATATCTAAAGTTCCATTTAAACTACAATTTTGAGCAAAATATATTGTAAATGCTTCTGATGAAACCGGGTTCTTTATCTGAGTAAGATTTTGATTATTATTTACATTAAAAATTCCCCCTAATCCTGTAAGCCCTGATACATCTAAAGTTCCGGTAAGATTGCATACATCTGCGTAATATCCAGTAAATATTTGTGATGAAATAGGATTTAAAATTTGAGTAAGATTTGGATTATTATCTACATAAAAAATACCTCCTAAACCTGTAAGTCCTGACACATTTAAAGTTCCAGAGAGATCACAGTTATATGCATAATAACCCGTAAATGCTTGTGATGAATCCGGATTAAGTATTTGGGTAAGCTTTGGATTATCATATACTTGAAAATCCCCGCCTAATCCCGATAATCCGGAAACATTTAAAATCCCAGTGAGATCACATTGTGATGCATAATATCCCGTAAACACTTGTGATGATGTTGGATTAATTATTCTAGTAAGACTAGGATTATCCCAAACTAAAAAATCCCCCCCTAATTCGGTAAGTCCAGATATATCTAAAGTTCCAACTAAATTATCCTGGTACATATTGACACTTGTAATAGATGAAGCCCCTGCAGTTGTCCCTGCAAATACTTTTATAAGTTTATTTCCTGTTGTGGTATATGTATGAATAAAACTATTTGCATTAACATTATTAGATCCATCTCCCAAATTCCAATTTAAGGTTCCAGCATTAACTATAAATTCAGGGTCAAATGCTAATGTTGAAGCATTTGTATAAAAATTAAGAAATCCTAAAATAGGAGGTATAGGAATTTCGTACACTAACGGAAATGTATTAAATATAAGAGGAGCATTATTTCTCGTTAATATTTGTTTACTCATATTTTATTTTATATTTTAAAATACCCCGGCGTCTAATAATAATCTACCCCATTTATTAGTAGCTGTACAGATATAGAAATACGAAGCATCAAATGCCATATCTCCTAAAGATCCATCCCCTGTTGAAGTTTTTGCCCCCAGTGTTGCTTTTTCTTGGAAATAAAGCTCAGCGTCTAATCCTATAACGTTTTTCCATTTTGCTGTTGAACTATCATATTGTAATAAGGATTTATCTACAATAGAAATAATTGAAACATCAGTTAATGTTGCTAAAGTTCCTGCCCCTGTTGCTACAGAAACATCTAATATCCCAGCAACCCAATATAAACCAGTTCCAGTAGATGTACTAAGTACAAATTTTGATAAAGCAGTTCCTACTGAAGAGTTTGTAGCATATGGTGCTAGAGATAATCCTACACTCGCATTTGTAGCGAAAGGAGTAATTGCAGTTCCTACTGAAACATTTGTAGCATATAAATTAAATGAAGCATTCTTAGCAAATGCTGCTATTCCTATAGAAGCATTTGTTACAAATCCAGCAAGTCCTACCGAAGCATTAGTTGCAAATCCAGATATAGAACCATCAACATAAGCTCTGGTTACATCTCCTATAACTGAAACATCCAAAAGTCCGGCATTCCAGAAAAGACCAGTTCCTGTAGAAACACTTCTTATAAAATCTGAATTATATAAATCATCAATTCTACCATTTATATTATATAAGGAGCCGTCTACATACTCATGGAAATATTCTGTTGTAATTTCCCCAGCAGTTTGTAACATTAACCAATCTATAGAGGAATCTTGTGTAGTATTTTTGTTTTGCAAAGAAGTAATTTGACTTTGCTGTGTCGCATTAGATCCTATTATGAGAGCAATAGTAGCATCTTGAGTTAATTGCCAATTCCAAAGAAAATTAAGTGATGAATTTTTTATAAATCCAGCAGCGTTTACGGAAGCATTTGTTGCATAATCCCCCATAGATGCTTCTAGTAAACCTAAAGACACTTCTGCTATATTATATCTAATTGTTAAAAGATCAAGAGAAGTGTCTGTTGAAAATAAGTTATTGAATAATAAAATTATAGAACTATCCCTTGTAGCTAAAGAACCATCTACATAAATAAAATTTACATTACCCGTTGAACTTTCTAAAGTAGTTATCCTATTATCAATGGAATTAATTTGAAGTTGCTGAAGGGCTAAAGATCCGTCAACATAAACTTGAGTTATATAATTTAGTAATTCTGTTTGTACTTGAGCAGATGTCCAATAATTATAAAGTGCAGTACTAACATCTAGATTAGTTGCAAAATTATCATCTACATATACTATAGTTGCATAAGGAGTTAAATAGTTAGCTAATTCAGCTGGCCCTAATTTATTAGCAAAAAGCCAAATAATAGAGGAATCTATTGTCAATAACGATCCGTCAACATAGGCAAATGAAGGCCCTGTTCCGCCAACAATACTAACATCTAAGATTCCTCCGGCCCAAGCTAAGGTTATTCCCGTTGAAGCAGATCTTATAAATTGGGTTAAAGCATTATTTACAGAAACATTTGTTGTGAATCCTGCTATATTAACAGATGCATTAGTTGCGAATCCGGCTAAACCTATTGAGACATTTGTAGCAAACGGGATAATTGCTAGTCCAACACTTGCATTTGTTGCATAAGTATTTAATGCAGCATTGGTAAGCGTATTATTGTAAAGCCATGTTATTGAGGAATCCCTTAAAGATAATGATCCATCAAGATAGATTTGTTTTGCAAATCCAGCAAGCCCTATGGAAGCGTTAGTTGCAAATCCTGCAGTATTTATGGAAGCGTTAGTTGCAAATGAATTTAAAGCTATTCCTATAGAAGCATTGGTAACATAAAGTCCAAAAGAAGCATTTTTAGCAAAAGCAGCAGTTCCTATAGAAGAGTTAGTTGCATAAAGTCCTAAAGATGCATTATTAGCTTTAAGTGCTAAAGAAGGATCTACATAAGCTTTCATTTGGGATTCTGTAATTCCAACTAAATTAACGGATACATCTAAAATTCCTCCAACCCACACAAGAGAAGTTCCTGTTGATGCACTTTTTATAAATTGAGTCAATGCAGTATTTACAGAAGCATTTGTTGCAAATGGATCTGTATATGCTAAATTTACAGCATCAGTAGAATTTGTAGGAGTTGCTACTCCAGTAATTTTTTTATTTGTTAAAGTAATTATTCCATCTACATTTATCTCTAAAGTATTAAGGGTGGTTCCCCCAGTTATTTCAAGCGGGGAATTAGTAATTGATGTTCCCGAATTAAAGAGAGGTATAAATCCTGCTGTTCCAGAACCGCCTATTCCACCACCGGTACTTCCACCGCCTGTTCCTACAACAGGAAGTCCATGCTTGTATTGTGCCCATGTTGTTCCATAAGATGGATCATAAGTTGTAGCAATAAATTCGACATAAAATCCAGTTCCCATTGAAGGATCCCCGGCATCTGAAGGATTTGCTACAAAATTTGCTCCTGTAATAGGATTAATTATTACCTTAAATTGATTAGTTGGGCTAACCAATGAAGGATCTAAAAATATTCCAATAACTTGAGATAAATTGCTATTAACAAAAACATAAGGGTCAAGACTATTTTGAATTTTATAATATGGTTTATTAACGTCCACATAGCTAATGTTATCATATTCATGAGGCCAAAAAGTAACTGCTGTACAAGGATCTCTTGGTGCAACTGCTGGATCAATATAAAGTTTATAGAAATTATAATCAGCAGTTGTATTATTATCAAATAAATTTGTAAATTGATTTTTAACAATAAGATTATCCACAACAACAGTTACGAATTCTCCTTTAGCCCCTTTTATTCTTCCTGTGGTAGTTAAAGGTTTTGTCAAAATACCAAGACTTCCATCATAGAAAACATCAACATATCTACTAACAGATGCGAAGTTTCCATTAATTATTTTAGGATATTCAGGGATAAAAGTATCCAAATAAAGTTGAGTTAAATTCATATTATATTTTTATTTTATACTAAATTAACATTTTTTAATTTCATCATTGGGGCTTGATAAGTACTAGTAGTGTATAAAAAAGCATTACCCATATAGATAGTACTTCCATCAACTAACATACACTGTCCTTGACCATCGTGTCCTCCTGCCCAAGTATATCCTGGTGAACCCGGGACATTTTGCCAATTCATAGGAGCAATAAAGATTGGTCCTTTTGAATTAATTGACCATACTTGTGTATTTTCATCAAAATCAAGCAATGCATGTGCTCTATCTCCATATCCTACGCCAGCTTTGTAATCATAAGTTTCTGTACCAAATAAGCCAAATACCTTTCCATTTATTTTATGAATAGTTGGCTGTTCAGTTGATAGATCCCAACAAACTCCAGCTGGCGAATGAACTGGATCAGCTGCATAAACAATCATTTGATAATCAGTATATGGCCCACCAATGCCTGCCGTAGATTTAGCTGCTTTGATATTTCTATAAGGAAGTGAGGTTGATATATCCTCATATAACATATGCCATTCGCTACCTATTTGAACGATACCTCCAGGAAGCGAATTATCTTTTATCATTCCAGTCATAGATAGGTTGGAAACATCTTTATCAAAAAATAAAATTCTTGATTCTGCTTTACCAGTATCGCTATTAACATATTGAAGTGTAGTAAAGTAGCTACTATCAATTTGCCCTATATCTCCTGCTGCATAAACACTCAAACAATTTGCACCCAGCTGTGCTTTTGTAATCCAAGGACCTCCATTATTTTGAATTGTCCAATTTATCATGTCTAGAGATGCTGCTAATCCTATTTGATTATTAACGCCTGTTTGATATCCGTAAAATAGCCATTTATAAGTACTGCCATCTTTGAACATACCAGAACCTCCTGTATAGGTTCCTCCCCAGCCGTTTAAATCTGTATATTTAATAGAGCCTTTAATTAGCTGATTTCCCATAAACTCATAATTAAGAAAAGGATTATATAAAGCAACTTTTGTGCCAACTGGAAAACGAGTAGAACTATCTGCAATAATCACGTTTTTTGCAATGGTATTTATTGACGTGCAAAAAACCGGATATTCCAAAAGCCCAGTTGTTGTTGCAACTACAACCCAAGAAGATGGATCATTAAATTCAGAATATGCAGGTAGATTTCCTATATTTAAAACCCATGCTCCAGCTCCTCCGGTAATACTATCTACATTCAAATTTGTAGAAAGTGCATTACCTATAGCATTATCCATTTCCTGATTACGAATAACAGATAATTTAAATGATAAATCATATGACGCTATAGGTACAGGTACCTCATAAAAACAATATTCATTTTTACGCTGAATAAATTTTCCATTATGAGTTAGATATTGCATAATTTTATAGATAAAAAGTTTTATTTTATATATCCGCCGGGATTGAAAAGATAGAAAAGTTCCTATAATATATAACCTATAGTGTCAAACCTTTTTAAACCTAAAATAAATGAGCGAAAATTTAGAAGATTTTAACTGGGAATTATTTAATAGCAACTACAAAGGCGGTAATAAACTTATTCCCAACCCAAACATCAAAGGATTAGATCCAAAAACCCAGGTATTCTCACATGAGCCCTACGCTCAAGAACAATTTAACCTCTATAATCAATCAGACATTAAATCCGTAAAAAAAGACTTAGCAAAAGGAGACTGTGTTCCTATTGTAGAAATTTCTTATGTGGATAAGGATAGAATGACGATTGAATTACTAGGGGGATTAACAATTGAGATAGATTTGAATCGAGAAAAAAGATTCATTCAAATTTATGGGTATGTAACACCAGGAGATTTTGCTCAAGCTCTAGCATCTTCTGAAACAAGGAAAAATTTTGTTTCCTCCGGATTTTATGCCTATGTTATTGAATCAAGTCCAGCACTTAAAATAAGTCTTTGGCAGGGTCATATAGAGAAAACCAAAAGCGAGTTTATGGAGCAGATTGGTTCTCCATCCAAAGCTTATGTAGCAAAAATACTTAATTGTAATCGTGGGGGATATTTTGTCGAAGTTTCCGGTGTAGAAGCATTCATGCCAGGATCTCTTGCAGCTCCAAATAAAATTATGGATTTCCAAACTTTAGTAGGTAAAGAAGTTATAGTCATGGTCGAAGACTTTCTAAAGGAAATGAATTCCTTTATTGTATCTCATAAAAAATATATCGATTATATTCTTCCTAAAAAAATTGCAGAATTGGATATGACTAAACCTTATTCGGGATCTATAACTGGAACCTCTAAATATGGAATATTTGTAGAATTTGGAGAAATCTTTACGGGTCTTCTCCATCATTCGAAAATGAAAGAGGAAACAATTGCAAAATTCAGAAATAGAGAATTTAAACCTGGAGATCTGATCCAATTTTATATCGGTGAAGTGACCAAAGACAATAGGATAATACTTACAGAAGAAAGTCCGGAAGAAAAGAAAAAGAAGATTGAAGCTTTCATTGAAACTAGTAAAGGAAAAATTCTGGAAGCTAGTATTGCAGCCATAATGAATTTTGGAATTATTGTTAATGTTGGGGATATTGCAGGAATAATTCCTTCAAAGGAGTTCCGCTTAAGAAAGATTTCTACAAGAAATTTTGTTATCGGGGATTTGATTAAGGTAAAATTTTTAGAAGCCAAAGATGATAAAATTACATTTGGGTTAGATGTTTAAATAAAGAAATTTGAATATAAAGAAAAGGAGAAGAAAAATTTAAGCTTCTCTTTTTTTTTGCGGATAAATAAATAAAATAGTTGTGAAAGATAATGAATAACGATATTTTATATAATCACACTTTTGATTACAGCATTCAAGAGGTTTTTAATAGTAGCTGGGTAGGTTTTGTATTTGAATTCTATAGTACTCAAGAAACTCCATTTATGGCTGAAGATCTTTCAAAGATTTGTGGTAAAACTGTTGCTGTTACTTCTGAAAAAATGATACCCACTTGGAATAATCCAGTTCTTTTAAAAGAATATGAAGGAAAAAATCCTAAATATAAACTTACGACTTCTCCTCAGGACTTTCTAAGTGTAGGTCCTATGCTTTTTGGAATTCTCGAATGGATTGATCAAAAAGCGAAAACTAACAAGAGCACAGGTTTACAAGTTAGTTTATCTTTTAATGGCCCTATCCAGACTTTAAATACAATTTCTAATATGGATCCCACAAAACTGGTTCTTAAAATGGATGAAAATTATTTATTCCAGAGATTTCCAGAAAGAAAAAATTCTCCATATTCTGTAAGTGTAAAGAGCCTTTTGCTTACAAACGAATTCTTTTCTACTCCTGAAGCTATTGGTGCATTTAAGACTTATTTCTTACATCCATCAGCTCCTTATTATGGAATAGATTTTACGGATCAACCTATAGGGGAACTTAAATTTAATTATATTGGTGGTAAGAATTATGGCAAAAATCACAAAGCAATAACAGAAGCTCTTCATTATTATATTTTATCTACTTATCAAACTCTTAATATTCCAGGTTATACTGCTGAGATGGGGGTTAGCCTTGAAAAAATATTTGAAAATTATCATATTATTCGAAGAATTTATTATGACCCTAAATGGTTCTTAGAAAATATTAAGGATATTCAAGTTGGAATAGATCTTAAAAGAGATGCTAGAATTGTAGAATCCTTCTGGCCAAAATTAAGAGATCCTTTAACTCGCCTCATGCTTGAAAGCGGATTCACAAAGGGAAAATTTAATTGGGATACTCAGGAAGGAAGATTCCAGATAAAGGAAGCGAGATTACTTGGTGGAAAAATTACAAGTTTAGATCTTGTTGATTGCGAAGTACAAGGAATCGTAGAAGACTGCGGATTATGGAATACTCGAATAAAAAATTCTCGTATCATTTTCTCTACTCTGGTTGAAAAAAATAAAATTGAGGATAGTATTCTTGAAAGAGTAAGAGCTGATAGAAACAACTCTATTAGTAAAAGCTGGATTTATAATACCGGTGAAGTAATTAATTGCAAAGTTAATGAAAGTATTATAAAAGATGCTGCTATTGGAAAAGAAGCTACCCTTGATGAAGAGTGTACAGTTATTGATCCAAAACACAAAAAGGTAAATTTGCCTAAGCCCGTTTCTTCACCAGAAATAAGAGATTATAAATGGCTTGCTGGATTAAATAAGGATCGTAAGGATAAGGGATTTCAAAATGAATTTAAACATAAATGGTAATAAATTATGATTAAAAGTGCATTTGTTCAAAGAATTGTTGGAGAACTAACAGCTTCGGGAGCTCTTCCATATAGTCCTCCCCCACAAGAATTCGAACGTATTGTAGATAAGGAAATGAGATTTCTTTATCGAGAATATAGAGAGCTTCTCTATGATAAAATTTATATTATTAATAGAAGATATTATCAAACTCAAGCTTGGAGAGATAGTAGAACCTTTCAGATGAATAACTGTACGGAAGGGATAAAACAGGTTAAGGAAATGACTGGGGGAAGTAGAGTATTTGGTATCAACGACCCAGATTTAAATTTTGATAGATTAATGGCTTCAGATTTATATTTAACTCCATTATCTTCAGATCAAATTACCTATCGTACAATTCAGTGGAGTTTTTGGGATCTTGCAAGAGCATTTAATCTTGTGGATATTAATCATGACTTTAATCCAAATACCCATAGGCTTTCAATTACTGGTCGTACTCCAATTCAGAGTTTATTTGTTTTAGCTTTGGATCAGATCCCTTTAGAGGATGCTTTCGAGGATACAATTGTTTTAGATTGGATGGTTGCTAAAAGTAAACTTTCGATGGCTCGTATTCTCGGAACTTTTAATTATCAACTTCTTGGCAATATTCAGATTAATTATGATAATTTAAGAGTAGAAGGAACTTCAGAAATCGAAGCATTAAAGGAAAAAATTGCGTCGGACAACCCCCCAGATTGGTTCCTCATGTTTCCATAAAGAATTGATATTCAAATGTTTATAGGAGTTATATATCGAGTAACAAGTCCTAGCAATAAAAAATACTATGGACAAACAACTTCAAAATTTGAGGCTCGAAAGAAAAGTCATTATAAAGATGCTTTTATTAGACAACTTCAAGGTTCCTTTCAGAGATCATTAAGAAAATACGGATGGGACAATTTTAAATGGGATATAATAGAAACTTATGAAAATGATGATAAAATAGAACTTGTAAAAATATTAAATGATAGAGAGTTATTTTGGATTAAAAAGGATTTGACCTATCTGCCGGAATTTGGGTATAATATGAAAATAGGACCTAGTTATGGCTTTCATAATGATGAATGTAAAGATAAAATTAGACAGACTTTATTGGGGGTTGAACATACAGAAGAAAGAAAACATAATCAGTCACTTTCTCAAATTGGTTTACCACATGCTCAAAATTTTGGACCTCCTAGATATGGAAAGGATAATAGTTCATATAAAATAGTTTCTAAGGAAGATAGAGATTTAATTTTAGATTTATATAACAAAGGATTTGGTTCTCGAAGAATTGAGACAGCATTAGATAATAAATATAGTTTTATAAAAATTCTTAAAATAATAAAAGCTGCTGGAGTTTATAAACCTCACAAATTTGATGGAAATATAAATAGAGCAAAGACGGTAAAATGATAGTTAAAGAAAGCATAAATTTTGAAAGAGGATTAGAACCCAAACAAGCTTTGAATGTTGGAAAACTTCATTTAATTCAGCAATGGTTAGATGATGCTGGTGTTGGAATAAAAAATTTTAAAATTAATGATGATTTTTCTATAGATCTTTTTTTACCATTTACAATGAATCAGCAAAGACCAGATTTATTTCCAGATGGTAAGTTACCAGAATATATCGAATTTAAATCTACAAAAGATTTTGATGTTGATGATTGTGGTATAGTTTCTTTAGAAAGATTTCCTCTTTTTGTTATAGGATATTTTTCTTGCCAAATGAATAAAATAACTTCTCTAGAAGGATTTCCTAGAAAAATAGTTAGGAATGCTTATGTGATGGGAAATGAAAAGAGATTTACGGAACACGATATTAGACAAAAATGTAACGTCGTTGGTGATGTAGAAGCAGATGATTCGGATGTATGAAATTAGTTAGCGAAAATATTAACTTTGAGAGGGGAATGGATCCTATGACTGCCATGGATATTGGTATGTTCCATTTTGATGTTGAATTCTCTGGAGATCTTGAAGGATGGGAAGAGTCAGAAAAAACTAAAGCTAAAAAATGGCACTATGGAGATGTAAAAATTTTATCTATTGAAGGAAGTACTGATGAAACCAATGCGGAACTTTATATAAATTTATCTGATGGCGATTATATTAGATTTATTTCTTATTATAGTTTTGAACCATTTCATTCAGATAAATATCATGGGAAAAAAGATTGTGCTTTAATATCTATAAAATCAAGAAAACTAGTAGATTCTGATGTTTTTGAAAAATATGAGGAGGAACTTGAAAATGGTTCTATCATTTTGGCTGTCATGAGAATATATGAAAATATAAAAAATGAATCTATTAAAGAAAGTATTAATTTTCAAAGAGGTCAGGATCCTAAAAAAGCTATGGAAATTGGAATACCCACATGGGAAACTTTACAAGAGGGTGATATAATATACGTGCCAAAAGGGGTAGGAATAAAAAACGATAGAATTTCGGAATCGCACGCTCATGGTTATTTCCCGGGTGGAACTATTTTAAAAGTTCGAGAATTAGATAATGCTTCTACAAAAGAATGGGTTCTTCGATATATTTATTTTTCTAGTATGGAAGATTATAATGGAAAAAATGAACAAGATAGATTTGGATATCTTGCAGGAACTCCTAAACAATTTAGAGAAAAATTCAAATTACTCCCAAGAAGCATGAATGAAGTTCAGAATTTCGAAAGAGGAATAGATCCTAAAGAAGCTATGGAAATAGGAGATAAAGTTCTTACTAGAAAAATTATTGAAGAAACTATATGGGAATTACCTCAGGATCTTATTCATCAAAATTTTAATATTTTAGGATTAATCAAAAAATTTCGAGGAGAACCCATCCTAATAATGAAAACTAAAAGCGACGGGGATGGAGATGGAAAAAAATACATTGCAATGGCTCCAGATTATAGATCTGATTATTATAAAACTCCAAAAGAAGCTGTAGAAGAGGTAAAAGCTTATTTAGATAAACATCCGATTAAGGAATCTTTGAATTTTGAAAGAGGAATAGAGCCTAAAAGTTCAATGGGCATCGGTAAAAAAGCTCTTATCGAAACTTGGTTAAAGGAACAAGATTTATACGAGGATGCAATTATCGACAAGGATCTTATTATAAACATTCCTTCGGAAATTAATTTAGTAGTTTCTTTAAGAAATAAAGATATAGAAGAACTTCCTCCGTATATTCAATTTGGAAAAGTTTGTGGAGGTTTTGATATTTCAGATAATAATTTAAAAACTTTAAGAGGTTGTCCTACACAGGTTCTTGAAACTCCCGATCTTAAAGGGAATTTCAAATGCTTTGGTAATCAACTTAGCTCTTTAGAATTTGCGCCAAAAAGAATAGATGGAAATTTTCTTTGTCAAGGGAATCCCGGGCATTTTACTCGAAAAGATGTTATAAAAGTTTGTAAAGTAAAATCCGGAATAATTTGGTCTGATGATAATATGATAAAGGAATCTATGGATTTTCAAAGAAACGAAGATCCTATGGAAGCTATGGATTTAGGATTTCATGCTCAAATAATAAATTGGTTTAAGTCCTATGGAATATATCAGGATGAAATTAATGAGCATTATATAGAATATAGAATAAATAAAGATGGAACTATTGATGTATTAGAAGATATAAATCTTGTAGGAGCTCATATAAATAATTTCCCTTATTTTATTCATTTTAATAAAATATATGGAGGTTTCTATGTAGCTCATAATATTTTCACAAATCTGAGAGGATTTCCAAAAGAAGTAGATGGAGATTTTAGTATTTACTCAGCTCAACCAGGAGCTAAAAAATGGAAAGAATCAGAGATTAGGAAAAGGGTTAAAGTAAAAGGAACAATTTGGAATTAAAATATTAAAATATAAAAAATATGAAAGAATTTTATCCTAAATTAAGAAATTTTATATCTGAAGCAAAGGGAGGATTAGAAATTCCGAAATCCGCTAAAATAGAGGATTATGGATACGTGTTTGCTAAAGATGGAACTAAAATAGACATGAGACATTTAAAGACCGAAATGGATAGTGCTAAAACTGCTATCGTTTCTCAAAGCCAATTATTTGCTCCTTATGTTCATAAGTTTACTCCAATTTATACATGGTTAGTTCCTACTATGGCAACTGATGGAACTCGTCTCTTTGTTAATCCTAGCTTTGCTAATAAATTAAGCTGGAATCAAATAATATTTGTTCTTGTTCATGAGATTATGCATTGCGTACTTCTTCATATGGATAGAATGAAAACTAGAAATGCTATAGTTCAAACTTCAGACGGCAAACCTGCTTCTCTTTTTAATATTGCAGGGGATTATGAAATAAATGATATTATCGTTGATACTTTAAATGATTTTGATGAAGAATTTGTTAAAAAACTTGGAGGTCTTTATGATGCTAAGTGGCTTAATATACCCGTTGAAGTTATTTATGACGAACTTAAGAAAACAATTCCCAAAATGCCACCTAATCCAGCTTCAAAGAATAATCAAGGACAAAATCAAGGAGAAGGAGGATCTGGCGGGGGAGCTGGAGGTCAAGGACAACCAGGGGGAAAAGGAAAAGGGGGAGGAAAACAGCCTTTAGCGGTTGGTTCCAAAGTTAAAATTAAAGCTACAGGTCAAAAGGGAATTGTTACAGCTGTTAACGCAGATGGAACTTTTGAAGTAAATCCCCTTAATGAAGCTTTTATTTATCCTAGATTAATTAATGAAGGATATAAACAAGAAGAATTAATTTCTATTAGTGATGGGGGAGATGGTGAAGGAGAAGGTGAAGGAGGAGAAGGCGGAGGTGAAGGAGATAATAGTGGCGGTGTAGGGGGAGCTGGTGATGAAGGATATGATGAAACATTAGATCAAACTGGAGAATTTGATCCTGCAGGAACTGGCGGCATTATTTCTCCTGAAATGGGAAAGAAAATTGCTAAAGCTAGCGGATACGGTGAAGGAGAAATGGGTCCTGATGAAAATCCAACCGATAAATGGAGAGTTGAAGGATCTAAGATGCTTGACCGTGCTGAAAAGGGACAAAAAGGAAGAGGGCGGGGAAAGGGAGAATCCCTTGTAAAAGCTCTTTATCGTCTCCATAGAGGGGATGTTAACTGGAAAAATCTTTTTAGAAGATATGTTGCGACAGCACTTTCCCCTGAGGTTTATCAAAAAATTGGAAATAAAAAACATCTAGGCGGAGAATATCTTCGTTATGGAGAAAAGCATAAGCAAGATGCTATGGAAAATATAGTCGTCTTAGTTGACGTTTCCGGATCTATGGGTCAAGAAGCTCTTAATAAAATTATTAATGAAATAAATCAAATTATCTTTTCAAAAAGAGTAAACAAAATAACTATTGCTTTCTTTGATGATGGGGTTGACGATAAGAGTGTTCAAACTATTAAAAGAATGGGAAAACCTTATATTCCTAAAGGAATTAGCGGGGGAGGGGGAACAGACTTCCAGAAAGCTCTTGATTGGGTTCATGAACATTTAAAAGACCGAGTTTCCCTATTGGTATTTATGACTGATGGGGGTGCTCCTAATCCAAAGAAACCACCTTATGCTCATAAATTTATTTGGATAATTTATGGTAATCCAGGATGGAAACAGCCATTTGGTAAACAAATTAATTTAGGATAATGATTGTTAGGGAAAGTATTAATTTCACTCGAAGCGGAAATCCTATTGAAACAATGAGAATAGGAAAAGCAGGACTCTTTCTTCAAATTATAGAGAAAATAAGGAATGAATTTGCTTGGGATCCGGTAAAAGATAAAGATTTAATCCCACAATCTCTATCTCAGTTAACTGAAAATAATTTATATGGAATTGATACAAAGAAATTTCTAAGATTATATGCTGAAGAGCATAAAAATAAAAATTCTGTTATTCGTGAAATTCTAAAAGAAATTATGGATAAAGTTTTAACATTTAATCCAAATAAATTAGAGCATCACGCTGGATTCTGGGTAAACTTATTTTTTGTTTTAGGAAGAGCAGAAGATATATGGAGTAATCCAAAATGGATAAACGATTTTACCTTTAATGAATTTCGTCAGTATGATTCAAAGAGAACACTTGAAGAAACAAAAAAACTTGGAGCAAATAAAGCTTTTCTTTTAGGATCCACTCGAGGGGAAAGAGAATTAGAAATATGGGGGATTGAAAATGGAGCAACAAACTTGAATCATACTTATAACGAACCTATTCAAAATGCTTGTCAACAAGGAGATGCAGAATTGGTAAAATTATTATTAGCAAGCCCAATAGTTAACCCAGGCGATAATACAAAAAGTGGTAAAAGATATAAAAGTGACGAAACAAATTTCTGTATTAGAAGAGCAGCAAAAGAAGGGCATTTAGAGGTTGTAAAATTACTATTAAATGATAAAAGAGTAAATCCAGCAAGCAAAGCAAATTGGGCTTTAGCTGCTGCTTTGTCTAATGAAAATATAAAAATGTGTCAATTACTTTTAACTAATCAAAGGGTTAGAGATAATATTTTTAATATGAAGGAATCTTCTATAAAAAAATTCAATAGTTACAAAGGAGCGGGGGAGTTATGATAGTTAGAGAATCCTTAGGATTTACAAGAGGGGGTGATGTCAAAGCCGAAATAGGTATTGGCAGAGAAAAACTTATTGGCGATTTTGTAAAAGAAGTAAGCAATATTCCTCAACAAAGGCATCAGATATTAGATCCTGCAAATAAAAATGAAGTTCTTTATAAAGCAGCTTTAATGGGAAGAGCCGATATTATTAAACTTCTTCTTTCAGATCCTTCAGCTAATCCAGCATATCGAAAAAATGCTGTTGTTGCTATTGCTGCTATGAAAGGATCAGTTGAAGCTGTAGATGCTCTTTTAAAAGATGATAGGGTAAATCCTGCTGATAATCATAATGAAGCTTTATATCAAGCTGTTAAAAATAATCAATTGGAAGTTGTTAAGAGACTTATGGAGGATCCGAGAGTTAATCCAGCCGATAGTAAAGAATCCTTGGATAGGAATTCTAATACAGTTTTAAATGACAATTATATTATTTTAGAAGCTGCTTCTAATCAATATATTGCTATTATAAAAGAATTAATAAAAGATCCAAGAGTTAAGATTAAAAGATCCATACAATTAGTTGCTTCTAAATTAAGTAAAGTAGGAATAATGGGTCCTCAAATAGAAGCTTGGAAACCAATTTTAGATTTTTTAATTAATCATCACAAAGCTCAAGAGGAATTAACAGACAAAGAAATAATAAGATTTAAAGAAAAGATAAATAAAGTATAAAAATAAAACTTGAACTACAATGAAGAAACAATTAGTATTTGAATCCCTTCAGGATTTTCAAATTAACCAGGGAGAATTAAATGAAGCTATATTTAGCAAAATCGGGGGAGCTATTAAGAAATTTTTCCAAAAAATAGGAAAACTCTTCTTTTTTATGTTCCAAGGCAAACCAACTACAGAAGCTATGGCTCCTGTTAATATTGGTATCCTGGTTAAAGAAGGCGCTCTTTTTAAAGGAATTTCTTATGTTCCATCAAAATCAGATATTGAGGTAAACCCCCAATTAGGATCTCTTACTAGAGAAATGCTTATTCAAAAAAGAGGAGGAAATAATGTTCAAGAAAGTGTTGTTAATGAGGCTAAAATCTCTCTTGATCATCCCGATAAAAATGTACCAAATGTAGATAAAAAAGGATTTCAAAGAAGGGTTCGTATGTGTATTAAATATCCCAGAATTAAACCTGTTATGATTTGGGGAGCACCTGGGATAGGAAAAACACAAATAGTAAAATCTGTTTTGGAATTAGTAAATCCTCAAGGAAGACTTATTGATGTACAAACATCTAAAATGGCTCCTGATGATTGGTCACTTCCTGCAACTTATAAAATAGATGATGAACTTAAAGCAAGGGATATTCCTAAATCCTGGCTTCCTGTTTACATTAAAAGCGATGATGCAGCTGAAAATAAAAGAAGAGATGAGATTGCTAATTTTGGCGATGGCGGGGTTCTTTTCTTAGATGAACTTTCTCGTGCACCTAGTTCAGTTCAAAATACTTGTTTGAAACTTATCGATGAAAGAATAATTGGTGATGCAATTTTAGGTTCTAAATGGTCAATTATTTCAGCATCTAATAGAGCAGGAGATGATTCAGAAAGCGTTCAGAACTTTTCAACAGCTTTAGGAAATAGATTTTCCCAGATAAATTATATTCCTGATTTCAAAGGATGGAAAGAATGGGCTTCAACTAAAGGAAGAGAAACCCCAGAAAAAACTCAGGAAAAAGGTAAAAAGCAAGAATATAATAAAACGGATCCTTCTAAAAGTCCAATAGATTCTCGTATTGTTGACTTCTTGGAATTTAATCAAGAATATTTCTATACTCTTGATGATGATCCGGAAAAGAGTATCTTTGCATCTCCTCGTTCATGGGAAGCTGCTTCAAATAATATAGCTGCTCTTATGCAAGATGCTAAAGATGAAGGCTATAATGTAACCAATAAGGATATTACTGAGGTAGTTGGTTCTGATGTTGGTATGGATATTGCAACAGAATTTCAGACATTCCTAAGACTTCTTGAATCATTCAAAAAAGAAGATATTAAAGAAGTTCTTACCCACCCAGATAAGGCACGTATGCCTAAAAAAGCTGGTTCAGGATTTGATCAGTCAGAAGCTAATGCTCTTATCTCTCTCGTTTGTACATCAACAAGGGGAAGAGATATTACTCCAGATGAATTTAATAACTTTGTAACATATCTTATTCGTCTTGATAATGGTTCACTTGCAACAAGAGGATTAAAAATGATGATTGATATTCATCCTTATATTCACGAAGAACTTGGTGAAGTTGAAGGAAGAGACAAATACAAAGAAGGCGTAGATAGATTTATTGTTAAATACAAAGATATTTTCTAAAATAAAACTTAATATATGAAGCTTGTTCTTGAAAGCTTACTAGAATTTCAGAGGGGAAGAAACCCCTCTGAAGTTTTGTCATTAGGTAAGAAAAAGGAAATTGATATATGGTTAAAGCAATATATTCCTTTTTCTCGAGCTAGGATCAATTCAGAGTGGACCATTGATACAAAAGAAGTGGTTATTCCTCAAAATAAAGCTATTTATGAAATTCCAGAAGATATTCAATTTAATATTTGCAGTGGAAATTTTTTTATAAGAGATAATTATTTAAAATCTATGAATGGATGTCCAAAAATAGTGAAGGGTGATTTTATGGTAGATGGGAATAAATTAGTGAATCTTGATGGATGTCCTGAAGAGGTTAGTGGGGATTTCTATATTAAGAAAAATGAAAATAAATTTACTGTTGACGAAATCAAAAAAATCTGTAACGTTGGCGGTCGTATTGTTGTATGATAGTTCAAGAAACCATAGATTTTCAAAGAGGAAAAGATCCTAGAGATACTTTACAACTAGGTAGGAAAATTATTCTTAAATTATGTAATGATTATCGAATTGAGGGGTTTTTAAGAAATAAAAAAGAAGCGGAATATTTCATAAGACAAATTAATGTTGATATGCGACAAGCTTATGAAGAAGCTGGGGATGATGGCCAAAGGGAATCAGATGCAAGAGAGATAAGAGATAATGTTTTTTATAAATATGAAAAACAATTAGAAGAAGAAACTGGATTTAAATTAGTTGATGAATAATGGCTTTGGTAAAAGAATATATCGATTACGATCGAGAGGATAGGCAAGAATTAGAACTTATTAAAATTCTTGAAATCGGTCTTCTTAAAAAAGTTAGGGAGTATGCAAAAGAAAAAGGCTGGGATTCTCCAGAAGAATGGATTCCAAATATACTTAATGACCCTCAGCTAGGAGAAGAAACCCGGGATTTTTGGGTTCAAGCTCTTCTTAATCATGGCCATTTTAAATCTGGGGTAGTTAGGGAATCCCTTGATTTCGAAAGAGGATTAACTCCTAAGCAATCTCTTGGAATAGGTATTGAAGAAACTATTAGAAATTTTTTAGATGATAAAACAAGTTCAAGCCCATCTTTATGGATTTCATATTTATTAAATGAAGGAAGAGAAGAAGAGCTAGACAGGGAAACCAGAGACAAATGGATCAAATTTCTTATTACAAAACCAGAATATAATAAGGATCTAGATGAAAATGATTATCTTGAATTAGCATATAGAGAAATTGAATGGATTCCCTATGCTCCGTTTAAAGATGATAATTTTAAATATAAATTTACAGAAAATAGTTATGTTCTTTATTTTAAGGATTGGGGTAATTTTGCAGATTATTTTGATACAACTTCAAGAGATGTAAATTCGCAATTTATCGAAGCAGTTTTATCTGGAGATGGTTCTTATGAATATTTTGATTATGGCGTAAGAGAATATAAAGACATTACGGATTTTGCATGGCCTATTAATAGAGTTCTGCAAAAAGGAAAACAAATCCCTGCTATAAAAGATCTAAAAGATAAAGCTATTGAAATGGGAGCAGACCCGAATAAAACGGAAACAATAGATGATCTTTTAGAAGAAATTCAGGAAAATGAAGATCTATCAGATCTCTGTGATGCTGTTAGATTTGCTTATAGTGAAGCTACAGCTCTTGCTGATGAATCTGAAGCTTATATGGATTTACAAAGAGCTATTAAAAAGCATTATCATATTGGGGATGCTAAATATGATGAAAGCAAAGAATTTTTTGTAGCTCCTTGTGATTTTGAAGGTATTAAACTTTTATCATTTACACTAGCAACCGGAGAAGATAAAATTGAATATAATCCTCCACAAAGTTATAGCGGAGATATGACAATGGAAGATATAAATGATTCGCTCATTAATAAATTAGATGATTTGGAATGAAAAAGCTAGTTTGCGAATCCATAGAACAATTATTTGAGAGCCCAGATGAGATTTCTCTTCCTAATCTTACTTATAATAGATTTGGGGAACCCGTGAATAGTGATCCATCTAAATCTCCTTATTTTACAGATGAAGACGCTCATCCTTTTTGGTATGATGAAGAAGGTAATTTTATTTTAGGACCAGCAGGGCAAACGCATCCAGAGGGGATTAGGAAACAGGGAAGATTTTTCTCAGGAAGAGTATGGCTAAATAAAAAAATGATTAGTTTTTGGGAATATCCGGATGCTGAAGATTTTTTGCTTCTTATTTCGGATCTTGAAAAAGAACTTGGCCAGCCTATTTTAGGTAAAAAATGGAAGATTGAAGTATTAGATATGGATTGGCAGAAATTAAAAGATCAGAAAAGACCAGATGGATTTAAAACGGAATTAGTTTCTGTAAAAGATTATCAAAGAAGCGAACAAAGAACTGAAGAAGATTTTGGGCAGGAACATATTAAATCTCCTTTATTCAAAGCAAAACATGTTGCTCCGGGATTTGGTTCTAAAGATCCAGCTTATCAAGTAAAAAGAGCATGGCAAATGGCCTCAATTACAAGTGAAGGATTCAAAAAATTAAAATATTAGAATCATGATAGTACGAGAAGGATTGAATTTTGAAAGAGGGCAAGATCCAAAGGATGCTATGAATATAGGCAATGAGAAAATTCGAAATTTAAGTCGAGATTATAATTATTTAGGCCCTATTATTAAAAATCTTCAAGCACCTGATGATGAATTTACTTTTGGGACAATAAGACATAAAATAGATGGGCTTAAGAAAGTCATTGAATTAATTATTATTGAATTCTTACGAAAAAAATACGAAATACAATTTCAAGAAGATTCTGAACTAACTAGTGGATCCGGTGATAATTTATTTGCTTCCGCAAAAGTTGGTAATTATCAATACGAGCTTCGAAAAAATGGAGTTGGTAGCACTTATTGGGCAAAAGTTATAAGTCTTAAAGGAGAAACTTTAAATACTAGAAACTCAATTTTTGTAAATGAGCCACCTATAAAAGAAGATTTTTTCCAAACTTCTCAATCTTCTTCACTAAGGATTTTTGATGAAAAATTTCAAAAGCTTCTGAAAAAATATCATTAAATTAATCCCTTCAAAAATAATTTCTTTTCAGCTTCTCTTCTTGGTTCTAATCCAGGAAATTTATCATCAGTATTCGTAGTTAAAATACTATCTGCTGCTGTTAGATAATCTTCTTGTTTTAAAGCTTGAACTATATCAGATCCTCTTAGACCATTTACTCCCATATTAAATGCCATTGAAATCATAGAATCCCACATACTTTGAGAAATCTGAACAACTAATCCCTGACCCATCCATTTTTTAAAAAGTCTTCTTATTCCATCTTCAGTCTTTTTAATGTCCTTTTTAAAAAGTCTCTCAGCTTCATATTTAGATATTTTTTGTCCTATAACGTATTTAGAGATGCCTACGGGCTCAGCATGACCCCAACCAATGGTTATCATACCATCTCCCATTTCATAAGCTTCTAGATAAAGCTTTTCATATCCTCGTATAAAATTTAAACCATTATTACTAGTTTTTAAGATTAGCGGGTCTTGAAGAATATCATAATTGAGTTTTGTCCCTTGCTCCTTTTCTTTCCAAAAATAAAGATTAAAAAGATCATCAAATTTTTCATCTACCTCAGATTTAGTTAATTCTGGATTTTTAGCCATAAGAAGAACCAGAGGAGTATTTTGTACTTCCTGTTTTGAAGGAAGTTCCTTAAATCCTTTATCACTGGCTGTTAATAGAAATAAGGATGCTATGATAGCAGCTTTTTTAACTTTATCTTTAATAGAATTAATATCCAAACGTTCATTGAGAATTTCATGAGCAAGAAATTCCTCATTTAGAAATGGATATACGGATTCAGCAATAAACATTGGATCTAGTTTTCTTTATATATTCTGGTCTTTCGTTAGTATAAAGATATATAAATAAAAACTGTAATGGTTAAAGAAATATACATCAGAAACCCTGAAGACCCTAATTATCAATATTCCGTTTTCGAACATACGGATCCAATAGAAAGCATTATTGCGAAACTCAGAATGATACTAGGAACAACACAGGGACAAGTTTTCGGAGATATAAATTTTGGTGTAGGAATCGAAGATCTTATTTTTGAAACTCGAGTCAATAAGGTAGAATTAGAAGAAAAGATATTAAAACAAATACAAAGTTATATTTCTGAATCAAGCCAATATAAGATTCAGCCGTCGGTTTCTTTTGGCAAAGCTGATGGATTTGATTATTGTATCATTGATATTTATATAAATGATCAGAAAGCCATCGGGGTCTTAGTTAAGTAAAATATAAAAATAAATTATGAATATAATACGTGTAGCAAGAATTAGGCTCAGTGAACTCTATCAAGATTCAATCAATTTCATAAAACAAACATATGATGATGCTGGTCAGTATTTTACTATGGCATCCCCAATGGGGCAACTTCTTCAGGTTCTTTTGAATCTAGGAAGAGTCATTCTTTACTATGTTGAAGATTCTATTACAGAGTTAAATATTTTAACTGCTTCTAGATCCCAAAGTGTAAAAGGTCTTGCATCTTTAACAGGTCATAATTCTTCTAGAGGGGTAGCCGCACGAGGAACTCTTAGATTATATTACAATGGAGAAAAACTCGATATTTATGGAAATACAGCAGTTATTCCTAATTATACTAGACTTACTTCTACTTTTAATGGGCTTACATATACAATAACTCTTCCTGGAAATGAGACTCGTTTAGATTTAGGTTCAATTACGAATTATGTTGATGTAAATATAGTCCAGGGTAAATTAGAATATCAGCAAGCAACAGGAACGGGGGATGCATTGCAAAGTTTTAATTTTCAGGCTAAGAAGGGATCTATGATTGATAATTTCTTTGTAAATATTTACGTAAATGGAAAAAAATGGGCAAGCAAAGATTCAATTCTTGATATGAATTTTAGAGAAGAAAGTGTAATGGTAAAAACTGGTCAAACTGGAGGCATTGATATTTTCTTTGGCAATGGTTATAATGGGTCAGTTCCTCCTCTTGGAGCTACTATTCTTGCCGAATATCTTTTAACGGATGGTGAAGCAGGTAATATTAGAACTGCTGAAGCCAAAACCACTACTAATTGGAAATTTGAAGGAAAAGGATATTCTCTTAATAGCCAAGAAATCGATCTCAATAAAATACTTAGAGTAGCTATTCAAAAAGACGTTTTATTTGGAACTCAAGAAGAACCTGTTTATTTAACTCGTCTCTTAGCTCCTCATATGTCAAGAAGTTTTGTTTTAGCAAATCCAAACAATTATATCTACTTTTTAAGTAAATTAAATATGTTTACTATTGTAGATGCTATTCCGGGATTTGCAACTTTCGAAGATAAATTTACTCTCGATAAATATAATCAGGCTAAAACTACTTTTGAAAATATTCAAGAACAATATCGTACACTTTTAGCAACAGTTGGAGCTTCTTCATCTAAATCTCTTACAAAGAAAACAGAATTAGATAATGCTCAAAATCAAGTTTCCTATTGGCAAGGTCAGGTTGATGAACAGAAAAAAGATGACAATACGGTTTATCTCTATTTGGTTCCTGATGTAAATCAAAGAATCCCAGCAAATCAGAATTATTTTTCATGTGGATTAGATTCATTTCAATTAACTAATTTGGAAAAAAGAGGAATTCTGGACTTAATCGAAGAAAGTGGTCAAAGAATTATCACTGTAGATAATGCTATTATGACTCTTAAATATCCGAGGTTTGTTTTAAATGTTGTATTAATTATTTATGAAGGATATGAATTAAATAATATTAGGGAGGATATAATTTCAAAAACTTCTGATTATTTCTTAAAAAATACTAGAAGAGATAGAATTCCTCAATCCGATATTGTAAGAATTATTGAACAGATTGATGGAGTAGATTCTGTCTCCGTTTGGTTTGATGCAGATAAAAATAATTTCCAAATTTATGGAAATGGATATGGAATTGATGATTACGGAGACGTTCTTCTTGAAAGATATGTTTCAGATGCTTTTAATAATAAAGTAACTGTTAAAGATCTTTATCCTCTTATTCGTGGTGGATTTGAAAGTTCTAATGGAATTACTTATGATGACTCAGTTGCTAAAGATCGTCTTTCAACTGTGAATATTAATCTAAGAGGTATTACTCCGGTTAATTTCAATAGTAATCAAAATAAAAATATTGTATCTAGTTTATAATGGCAAATCTAACTCAAAAACAAAATGCTATAAGTAGCAAAAGTCAGAGATTTAGGGTCAGATCTTCTTATCTGAATTCAGCAAAACATCTTTCTGATAATTATTTAAATCTTGGATATCCATATCAAGGAAAAATTTTTCAAAAGATGACTTCTCAGGAACTTTGGGCAAATCCAAGACAGAAACCTCTTTTTGCTCAACTTGAAGGAATGATCACATTTATTTTGGAACAAGTTAAGTATATTAAAAAGACTTTTTCTATAGCACATGATAAAGATAGTGTAAACGTTAATTAATAATCTATGAATATTCAGAATTGGAAGATTTTTGATAAAAGTGGCTCTCTGCTTAATCTATATGCTGATGCATATTTGCCTCTTACTTTTACACCTAGTAATCAGAATGCAACTGGCGCTTCTGGATATGCTATAACGGATCCAAGTAACTATATTATTAAGGGAATTAACGGTGTAAAAATTACAAATAGCGGTTGGGGATATACTGGATTACAAACAGATCCTCAGATTCAATTAAATTCCTCTTTTACCGATTATACTCATATCTTATTAAGCCCCTCTGAAGTTTCTATTGGATTTAAGGATGTGTCGATTTTTAATCCCGATCCGGGCAATTCTAAAGCTATAGAAAGCGTTTTAATAACGTTAGTACCGGATGTTTCTTTCCTTTATCCTTCTATTTCTTTCAGCTCAGCTATCTTCCTCAATCCTATTTCTCAGGGGCTTGTGGAAACTGAACACTTAACTATTATCGAAGAAACTTCTCCCGGGCTTTTTATTAGTCCTAATGATCCGGATAATTCGATTTTGGTTTTCCGTTTTACTGATGGAGATCCTGAAATTAAATTATTTGAAATTGATGAACATGAGCAATTACTTTCTTGGTCAGATGAATTAGTTGTTGATGTATCTCGAGGAATTGTAAGTTCTGGATTAATGATTAATATCGGATTCCGCTCAGACAATGAAGGAGTTTATGAAAGAAGACTTCGAGTTTATCATCGAGTAGGAACTACAGACTATCTCATTGCAGAAATTCTTATTAATGCTGAATCTATTGGGCCTGATGAAAGATTTGATACCCTTATAACTAATTTTGGATTACCAAGCCCAAAAGCTACTCCTATCTTATTTAAGGAAGCGGATATTAATGAAGCTCTTCCTGATTGGAAACTTCTTAATCAAAAATCAAAGCATATGATTCTGGAGCATGATAAAATCATGCCTTATATAGGAACATATAAAGCTCTTATTAATGCTATTAAATGGCTGGGGTATGATGATATAAGTGTCAAGGAATGGTATAGAAACGTTAAAGAGAGAACAAAATTGTCTTTAACAGTTCCATATGATGCTGCAGAAAGAACAAAAACAATTCTTTATTTTAGTCCCGAAGAAAGAAGAAATCTTAAAAAATTAAATCAGCTTTCCCTGGTTTATTGTCTTACCCGAGAAACAGGAGAAATTGATGAATGGGGAAATCCATTAACTGAAGATTGTTATAGCTATAATCTAAATGAAATTCTTATTAAATTATATGCTCTTAAACAATGGCTTGAAAGATGGATTATAGGGGTAAACGCCCGTATTACAGATATTACAGGAGAAGGTATTTATTTTGAAAGATATCAGAATTTTATTTATGCTACTCAAAATATAGGAATAGAATCAAATTATAGACAATCTGTTTCTCCATATGTATTAGCTAAAAGTACAGAATTGGTTGCTGGGGATGCTAGCATGGCTTTAACTTTAGAAGAATTAAGATCATCTACAGTTCAAAATCTTCCTATGAGAGCAATAGATTTTATTAAATTTGCTTGGAATCCTTCTTATGGATATTTCGATATTACGGATACTTCAGCTCTTTTATCAGATTCTTCAACTATTTTTATTGGTCCATCGGCTCAATTTCCTTTAGTAGATCTTTTTGATATTCAATGGAAACTTTCTGTAGAAAAAACAGATTCTGGAGTTGTTACTAATAACTTAGTAACAAAACCATTATGGATTTATGATAATGAAATAAGATTTTTCAATGTTTTGGATACTTCTTCTCAATTTTATGATAATAGTAATTTAAATATTTTATTAGAGAAAGCTTATTTAAAGGATGCGGATCCATCAAATGATATCTGGGAAGACTCAATTGCTTATTCCATTTATTCGGATCCTTGCACTGGAGGATATTGGATTGATAATTCTGCAGGATTTCATGTTTGGCAATCCTTTGATTATGTAAATCTAGTTCCTGATACAAATTCAAAATTAATTTATGAATTTGATGCTAATTATAGAGTTCCTTTATTAAGTTTTGAAAATTATAAATTTACAGATGCTTCAGATAATGTTATTTCTTTAAATAAAAAATATTTCTTAGATATTATCGATGGCAAGATTATGATGGATTCTAGTATCCTAGGAATTAAAGATTGGGTAACAGATCCAAGCACAGCCGGAATTGAAAATTTAGAAACTACTATAAATTGGAATTATGATTCATCTTTAGGCGAGCAGAAAATTACCTTAAATGTTGTTTATAGATCTCCAAGAATGCCTCTATACATTTATGATCCTTCAGCTTATTATTGGTCACAAGGCTCGGATCCTTCTATAGCAAAGGTAGTTGATAACCAGGTTTATCTTTTTAGAGTAAATCATACTGGGGATTTTCATATTGAACTTTATGCATGGGACGGGTTTAATAACATTTTTACAAATCAAATGGAATATACTCATCCAGTTTGGACAAAATTTCCAAGGATTTATTCTTTAGTAGATAGTTCTAATTATTTAACTTATGAAGTAAGTACTTTTATGAATTTAAATGATGTGAGCGCTCTTATTTCTGCAAATCGTTTTCCACTATTTGATAAATATATTCCCTTACAAGGACTAAGTCTTGAATTTGATCCATCTGGAGATCCTTATATTACTATTCCTTCGATTACTTATTTTCAGGATCTTCCGGAAACAGATTCTTTGAATAGATTTATAAACTTAACAGAAAGAGTTGTAAATATAGCAGGTTCTACTATTGAAATTGATCCGGATTATCAGAAATTTTACACTGGAGATGATATTCAACTTGTTAAATTTGATAAGGGAAAATATCATTTAACTTTAGAAGCTAGTGCTCATATTGCATCATCTAGTTCAGTTTATCCAGGATCTGCACAACCTACATTAGCTATTTTGGATCAGATACCTGTTGAAATTACAATAGATGCTAGTTCAGAACTTTATATTCTTAATAATACTCATAGAAATACTTCAAATGCTCAAAATATAGGTTCTAATTTAATATTGGATGTAATTGATTATCAATTTGAACCTGGCCAATTAGTAGGAGTTATAGTTTCTGATGGAAGTACGGGATATTCCTGGGGATCTTCTTATAGAGTTATAGATGTATCCGGAATGACCCATACATTTAATCAGAATATTCCTCAATTCTTTATTGATTCAAGCAAGTATACGATTAAAATTAAACATGCTTTTTCAACTTATTCAGATTTTACAATTGAAACAGATCATGCTGTTGAAATCGCAAATAATTTTAAAATCTATTTAAAGAATAGTTATTGTCAGGAATATTTCTTGGATAATACATTTGTAGTTATTAATATGTTATTTGATCAGGATTATGTAAATCAGCAATGGTACGATCCTTCAGATAATTTAGTAAATTCAACTTTCTTTTTATATAATGAAGCAATTACAGTAGATACTAGCACTCTTGTTATATTTAAGTCCTTATATGATGTAAGTAATTATATGTTGGATCAGCATAATGTGTGGACTGTAAAAAACCACGATCCAAATCAGATTATCTTCAAAGTATTTAACGATAGCGTTCCATTTATTTTTAATCAAATAGGAACTTATGACGTTCAGGTTGAATCCTTTGATAAATACGGCAACTTAAAAACCCAGATTTGGGAAGGATTAATAAAAGTTCAATAATGGATGTCTTAATTGTAGTTGATGTTCAAGTTCATTTCAAATCTGTCTCAGATGAATATGTTGAGGGAATATTTGAATTGTGCGAACAATTTGACGAAGTCTATCAAATATGGGATGCTGTTGATGTAAATACTCCCGATTTTAAGTTTCCAAATGAATTAGATCGAATTCGTAAAGAATATGGAGGAGAATTGGCTGAAGAGGATGTTGAGCATTACGATTTTTCTGAAAAAGATAAAGCTGGTTTAAAAGAAGGTTTTAAATTTCATTTTGAATCTGGAGAATTATTTGTTGCAGGAAAAGAACCAAAACGTATGTGGTTTCTTTATGTAGGAGGAATACATCCCTGGTTTATTTTTGAAGAAAAACTATTCGCATTATTCGAAAAATTGAAAAAGGAAGGAAAACGAACTATTCTTTGCGGAGGTGCAGAAGAAGAATGTTTAGAAGATATTAGAGTTCTTGCAATGTCAATGGATTTAAAAGCAGAAGTTTTAGGAACTCACACATATAATTGATAAATATGGAATTAAAATATGGAAAATGGCCGAGAAAAGGCTATTCAGAAGGATATCCATCTTGGATTTTATATAATAATAAAAAACCAGTAGCCGGGATTTCTAATGATAGTAAAGATAAAAAGAATGTAATTATCAGACATATTGAAGCATTTGAAAAAGGGAAGGGATATGGGCCAAAACTTATATTTATATTACTCGATAACGGAATTAGCTTAATAACAGGGAAACCAGATTATAATTCTATATCTACATCAGCATATTATATGAATAAGAAGATAAATGAATTGATAAAAAGCAGTGATGGAAAATATAAATCTACTGTTTTGGGAAAAGCCAATAACAAAGGAAAAGAGGATGAAGAAAAATACAAAGATGTTATTGACAAAAAAGATAACTATCATTATAAATGGGGAAAAAACAAATTGGTAAAAGAATCCTTAATAAATTTTGAAAATTATGGAAGATAGATTTTATAAAGGAAATAGGATAGAAGAAGCAAATCCAAATAATACTTTTTTACCAGTCGATTCCAATGAATGGAGAAAAGCAGGTATTCTTTCTATTGAAAAACTCGGAAATATTATTCAAATACAATTAGATGAAGATATATTTAAAAGAAATGTTACAGCTGTTGCTTTTTCTAAACAGGATGAAATAGTGGAATTACCGCCAGAGAGTCTTCCAGTAGATCCTAGAACTCATATATCAGTTGATGAAAATTATTTGTATGTGTGGATTCCACAATCAAAAAGATGGAAAAGAATTCCATTATCCGTGTGGTAATTTATTGGTGCATAATCCATCTATCTTCGTCTGGATTTTCTGGTTGAATGGCATAATTAGCTGTTCGGATTTCTCCTAAATATCGAACCCAAATTCTTCTAACTTTCCAAGCAGGTTTTTTATTTGAAAGCATGGTTTTCGTTATTGGGTTGTCATTCGAATCTGTGTCCTCATCCTCATTTATTCTAAGTTCTACAAGTCTTTTCTCACTGGGTATCCAAACTTTTACCCTATCCCCTTTTTTATATGGTTGAGTATATTTTCCAATTCTCATAGACTTTTTGGGTTCCATTCCTCTTTGAAAGTGATAAACTTCCCGAACTGGATCATGTGGTAACGGAGTTAATTGTTTAAGAATTTCTGTTAATCCTTCTTCAGCAGTTGCGAGAATTTTCTCTTTCATTATTTTTCCCTCAATACGATAGCCATAAGAAAAATAATCTTCTTGGGTTTCTATTTCTGTGGATGCTTTAGCAGGATAATATCGAATAAAAAAATTATCTGCTCTAAAAATTTTATCATATCCCGGGGGCATAAAATATGTTCCTTCGATAATACCTAGTGAATAAGGAAAAACATTAGATATTTTATATTCCCCTCCTCTTATTTCAACCAATAGATCTAGGACCTTTTTAATAGCACGTTCTCCTACTCTCCCTATTTTCATACTATCTTTAGGATCCTGTCCTCTTTCAAAATTTTGGGACTCATTAGTTTTATTAATATGAGCATCTATAGCCTTTTTGACTTTTTCCAAAGCCTTTTCTGGAATTTTTGATACCTCTCCCCCCAATTTTGTTATAAATGCAGAAGTTCCTATATAATAAGTTTCCCCGGCAAAATAAGTTTCCCCCTCATCCTCTACCTTTTGGGGAACTTTTGAACTCATAAGTAATATTGGAAATCCTTTATAATCTTTTATTAAATCAATAATTTTATATTCTTTTGGATTATAAGTTACCCACCAATCGGTTTCTTCAATAAATTTTATGTCTAAATAAGTTTGACCAATAGTCATAGATTTTTTGGGTTCTACCCCTCTTGTAAAATACTGAGCTTCTTGCATTCTCGGAACTAATTCTAATAGGTTTTCTAATTGAAGAGGAGTTCCCCAGATAAAAATATCATCAGAAGTTCGAGTATTTTTATCTCCGAGATAAGCTGTAAATCCGATACAACCATCATCATATAATTCAGAGTCTGTATTAATTTGAAGATAATACCCTTTCGGAAAAATATGATAGCGGGAATCATCCCTAATTTCATGTTGAGAATCGGTTGTAAATTCTTTTATTATTTTTAAAATATCCCCTTTTTTTAAAGACAACCATTTTTGGACAAGACCAATTCTCATAGATTTTTTGGGGTCTATTCCACGTTCAAAATGAATATTTTCCCTAACTAGTTTCATTATTATTTATAGCAATATCCTGGGAGACTTCCTCCATAAACTCTAATAAGTTCTTTAAGTTCAGATTCAGGGACATAATCTTTAAGAGTCCATGACGTACCTCGACCTCCGCTCAGAGATTTCATAGTTTGATCATTAACAAATTCTGCAAAATCCTCAAGCTTTCCAAGAGGCTTATCTCCGGAAGTAAATATTACTTTAAAATGTCCATTATAATCTTTCCAAATTTCAGCAGTACTACCTTTATAGATATCATGAACATTAAAATACTCGCATTCTCCTGTTCCAAAATTAACTCTACCAATAGAAGCTATATAGCCTTTGCTTAAACGTTTTCCCCCGATTTCAGTTGCACCGGCTTCAGAAAATCTTCCTATTCCTAGATTTTTAAATATTTCAGAATTTCCTCTTTGAAATCCACCGCCACCACCGGATTGCTTTTCTGCATTAGCACCAGCAACTCTTTCAGATGGAAGAAGATATTGAGTTTTAAATTTTCTTTCTAGCTTTTCTCCTTTTCCAACAGGTCCTACTACAGGAGCAAGAACATCTGCCGAAGCTTTTGATCTTACACCAGAACCACCTAGATCAACAGCTCTATCATGGAATATCTGAGATATATCACTTCCCGCACCAAATACTTCTATAGCAGCTTCAGCTCTTGCTTGAGCTTTACCAGGATCCTGAATAATATTTGCTTGAGTTCTAGCTAAAGAAAGTTCTTTCTCGTGATTTCCTGCAGATTTGGTTTTTATATCGGTCATACGTACAAGATCCTTCTGTCCGAATCCTTCATTTAATAATACAAATTTTGCTCTCATGGGTATAATGTTTTTTTATATTTTTCTCGAATGTAATAGTTCTCTATATCTATTTTAGCATCATGGATAGCTATTTCCTCAGTTTCAACCATATCAGTTTTATCTGCTGGAGAAATTCCTATATAAAGCTCTTGGCCAACAGCAAAGTTTTCAGGACGAAATTTAATAATAAGTATAGGATAATTTTGATAATTTCTAATTAGTTTCACAATGTCAGCTACTTGTAAAATATTGTCAAGATTTTCACTCCAATTAGTTTCTTCAATAATTTTTTTATCAAGAACTGTTAATCCAATTCCCATAGATTTTTTAGGTTCTAATCCTCTTTCAAAATTCAAAGATTCTTTTAATTTTTTTTGTTCCTCTTTCCATGCATTATGAGAAGTATCTTCTTTTGCTATTTCGCTATCGATACTTCTTTTTAGATTATCCAAAGCTTTTTCGGGGGTAGTTGCTGTTTATTTTTCAGAACAAGAATAGGATAACCTCTGTAATCTCTAATGAGTTTAATAATATCATAAAGAAATAAATGCTTTTCGAGATCAATTGCCCAATCAGTTTCATCCATAACTTCTTGATCAAGATGAGATTTACCTACATTCATGGAAGTTTTTGGCTCAAGCCCACGTTCAAAATTTAAAGATTCCCTGATTATTCCCATTCCTCTACTTAAAATTTTCTGGCTAAATTTGGATCATTCTTAAGATTGGTCTTAATTATTGTGCGAAGATCCTCGGGGGACAACTTATATTCTGTGGAAAGTTTATTAACAACTGCCTTTGGTGCTTTTTCACCCAAAACTCTTCTGAGTTGATTGTATAAATCATAGGTGGCTTGAATAATTTTCGCATTTCTTTTCTGAATTTTTTCTCTTGTTTTTCTACCTTGATCCGATGTTTCTTCAGCCCATTTGTCGGATATCTCTGTACCTGCATCCATATTAACAGCTTCGCTGGCTAATGAGTATAACTCTCCAGAAAGACCTTGATCCTCCATTCCTTTAAATTCATCAAACGCATTTATTATTTTATCATATAAATCATTGCCAAAGATTCCTTCACGATTTCCTTGTAATAAAAGTCTAAATTTAGATATTGTATAACTAACCGTACGAGGTTTGAGACCCAATACATCTCCTAGTCTTGGAGCAGATAGCTTTTGGAAATCTGTATTCTCTTCTTTGCCCATTTTTAGTGCATTACGTGTCATTCCGCTATCGCCTCTACCTCGAGTATCTTCTGATCTTCCCATAGCATCTTTAGCAGCTAAATACATCGCAGCTAGTTGTGGTTTGGTTATAACATCATTACCTCTTGATATAGCAGCTTTTTCACCACCTGAATATTCTATTTCAGGTTGATCGGTTCCATATAATTCCTCTAGGGATTCGCAAACAAGTTTTTTCATCTCTTCGTTTTTTATATTTATCTACTGCAAATATACGAAAAAGACTTCAAAATAAAAAATAAATTATATAGGCAACGGTGGCATGCTAGGAAAAGATTACGGAAAACCAGGAAATCCATAACAGGTTTTTCCGGTTGGAGCCCATTCTTTTAATAAGAAAGTCATCCAGGGTAAATTACTTGGCTTTAAATTTTCCCACTTAGGAAATGGATCCGATTGAATAATAGTTGGCATTGCTGCTTTTAAAGCAGCCTTATAAGCTTTAAAATTATTAAACGATTTGGATAAAGCAGGACCGTAATTCGATTTCATCAAATCTTCATTCTTTAATTCAAATTTATCTATGATAGCATTCAAAGGACCATAATTAACATTTTGGTCTATATCCGCAGCCATTTTGATTATAGGTTTTGGGTTCTTTAATGTAAAGGCAAAATTAGCGGTTTCGGGTTTTGTAGCAATAGGAAGAGGAGCTAAAAATTTATCCATATTAGCTAATAAAGTATCGAGTTTAGCGAATTGCTTATCGATTTGATCCTGTGTTTTTTGTAATGCTTGTATTTTAGGATCCGGATTTTGAGCAATAGAAGATCCAGCATAAGCATCTTTAATTATTTTATATTTTATTTCGAATTGAACTTTATCTTTTTTATCAATAAGAATTTGTTCGCTCAAACTTGTCATATCAGTTGTCCATAAATAAAGAGCAGACATATATCTTGGTATATCTTCTTTAGTATCCACCGAACGATCTCTTTTTGGTTTTTTAGTCTGCAAATCTCGTTTTTGATTTTGCAAATTAATTATTCTATTTTCAATTTCTTTAATATCTGCTTTTGCTTTATCTAAGTAAGTTTTTAATCGATCTTTTTTAAATTGAGATAACTGATCGGTTAAAGCTTTCTTTAATGCTTCTATTTCTTTCTTTAGTAATGTTGCAGGATCGGCTAGAGGAACATGGTGTTCTGTTGACCAATTAACAAATAAAGCCCAGGGGAAGGGATAGATTCCTGTAATAGTAAGGCCTACAACAATAAATCCCCAATTAGTTTCAAAAGCCCTAATCGGAATATAAACGATTGGAAAAGGGGTAGGTCCAATCGGAGGGGGCAAACCTGTTGACCAGCTTGTTGCAGGATTAGCTACACTTGCTAAAGTTGCAAAAGCACAATAACGCATCCAATAAGATAAATCCCCATATTTCTTTTTAGTATTTGGAGAAAGATAAGGATCATCTTCATCAGGAGGTTGACAAGATTGATCTGCAATGGAATATAATCTATATTGTTCGCCATTAATAACTGCAATAGAATATGTAGCAAAAGTACTTGAAATACTATCTAAGTTCTTTAAGAGAACTTCAATTTCTTCTGGAAGTGCATTATATCTTTTCCAAAGACCCGTAAAAAACTGCTCAATTTGGTTTCCTTCTAATTCTGTTTCTACCCATTTTGTTTTATTTGGGGAGTATTTTGTTTCAACTAGTTTGTCTATCTCAATACTAAAATTAAATAAAAATAAAATATAATTTCTTATTGTTATTTTTTCATTATCTATTTTCTTTTTATTATTTTTTTGTAAATCTAATAAATAGTTTTCTCCAGCTGTAAAACGAGTTCCGACTTTAGCATTAGCTTCATCCCATTTTTGACGAAGAACATCATAAAAATTAGGATCAATAGAAAAGAAAGTTCCTTCAGAGAGTTCTTTACAATAAGCATTAATTTTATCTTTAATCTTTTTAACACTATATTTGTCAGTAAAAAATCTATTCCTTAAAAATTCATCTATTTTATTTATAAAAGCTGTGGTAATATTGTTCTTATCAAAATAAGAAGATAACTGAGCAGCAAGAGAAAAATAAAATTCAATAAGTTCAAATTCCTTTTCATCCGGCTTTGTTATCTTAGCCTGATTTATTCCATTTTGGCCATCTGATTTAAGATATTTAAAAAGAATTTGTTCGCTTTGATCCAATTCAATTTTAATATCTCCCATTTGTTCTGCTTCGGCTTTTGCTTTTACTTTATCACTACCTGCAATATCCTTATTTCTTTTTTCCCAACTTTTTTTCTGTTTGGAGAAAGTTGTTATAATTCCATCCCATCTTTGTTTAACCCCTCCAATTTTATAAATTAAGGACAATGATTCTTTAATAGAAAGGCTTCCATCTATTAGTGGAGAATATTTAAGCATTACAGGATAAATGGTAGGCAAATAAAATTCACTCATAAAAAATTTTGTATCATTTTGTTCTTTATAAGCTTCATTTAATTTGTTTATAGTTTCTTCTAAATATGTCTGATTTGGATCTGAAATATTCTGAACATAAATTTTATTGGGTTCAACCAATTCAACAATTCCATTTACACTAGAATAAATCTTATTTCCATCATAAGTTGCCATAGGAACATTAACGCTGAGAGTATCCCCTGCTTTAACAAGAATATTTAAATTGGTACTTGAATTATTTTGAAATAGAGCTTTTGTAGCAATATCAGGTTGGGAACCTTCTATAATTGAAGTATCTTGATTTTGTACAATTTCGCAGGAAATATTTTTTTCCTCCATTGGAAAATGGGGAACAAGATTATCATCAATATCCACAGGACAAGAAATTATTTGTTCTGCAAAAAGTTGTGGAATAATTTCTATATCACTCGGATTTGGGGTAGGTTCACATATTTGAGATAAAGTAATTTCTTGAAAGGAATTTAAAGCAGTGCTCTGTAGCTTTTTTCTATTTGTAACATAAATTAGGGAGGCAAGTAAAACCCCAGAAATAACAGCATCCATTATTTTAAAAGATCCTATAAGAGCTTGAATCTCTTTTCTTTTATTAGTCTCTAACCTTTCTTGACTTAGTATTGAAGAAACACTTCGAATAAGTCTTTGTAGATATTTTCCTCTATGAGGAGAAGGTGTTTCGTTTTGATTTAGAAAATCCTTTATTTTTAAAACTATAACATATGTTAGAAAAAGCCACGGAGCTATTCCAGCTATTCTATAAGCAGCTTGGTATACCTTAGATGAATTAGAAACCTTATTATCAAATTCGTCCGAATTATTAAAAAGATTAATATAGTCTTCAGCGAAAAGATCCTTATCTCCTAATGATTTAAGAAAATTATCGAATTCCTGAGCATAAAAATCTGAATTTTCGCAAGCGAGAACAATTTCATTTAGATCGGATTCATCAATATCATTTCCGATCTCTCCTAAAAGCTTTTGGAGATCTCTATGATTTTTAACATAATTTAACGCTTCATCATCCGTAATGTTTTTACCAATTTGTTTTTTAAGTTCATCAAGAATTTTATTAAGTAGAATAAAAGCAGCAAGCTTTAAAGCGAGAAGAACAGCGGGTTTCTTTAAAAACCCTTTAAATTTCTCGATTGATGATTGAAGCTTTCCAAAAGCTTCTTTTATTAATTTTTCTTTAAGACCCATGAGATTGATTTAGAAATTGACATTCATTCCAGAGTTTCTCATTATCTGTCTCATAGCTGAATCACTATGTATAGACATCCAGTATCTAGATTGGGATGCAATTTGATCTTTAATATACCATGTAATATTTTTGTAATCTTTTTTTCTGAAATCAATTGCCGAAATATGATCAAGAATATCATCCAAAGTATCAGCAAAAAATCTGCTTAACTCATTATCATTTATTTCTGGAATATTTTTCCTAATAATTTCAGCTATTTCTTTATTGTTTATATCGTAAGTATATCCTTCGTGTTCAAGTCCTTGTATATTTTTTATAAGAAAACCTCCCCAGCCTATATTCATAGCTTTTTTCGGTTCTTGTCCTCTCTCGAAATCCAGGGATTCATTATTATATCTTTTTAATCTTTGCTCTGCTTGTTTCTTTTCAATTCTTTCCCACTTTTTGAGATATTCTAAAGCATGCCGAAGTTCTTCTGTAGAGGCTTCTTCTAAAGTCGAAAGATCCCATGACCGAGAGCCAAAATGATGAGGGCTCAATGCATTCCGTATATAATCTGATAAGACAGAACTACCACTCCAGGATTCTGGATCATATTCTGTAATTTCTGCAATTAATTTTTGTTTTCTTTCCTCCACTCTTCCAATAGACATAGCATCTTTTGGATCTTGTCCTCTTTCAAAATTTAATGATTCTTTAATAAGTCCATCCGGTGTGAAAGCATTTTTAAAAAATTGCTGATATTCTGATTTAATAATTAATTTATGTTCAGTTCTCCAGGATCTTCCTTTTATTCTTGATAGTTTTTTCTGAATAGGTTTTATTTCTATATCACTAAAAAAGTCACTTCCGAAATTTTTCTTAACATAATTTAAGAAAAGTTTTTCATTATCAATATAATCTGTAACATCTAACCACGCACAATCTCTATTCCCCGAAATATTAATGGTGGAAACTCCCCTTTCACTTGAAAGCCCCCATATTCCTTTTTTAATTTTTGTAGGGAGACCCAATTTTAGGATTTCTCTCGGATTCTGTCCTCTCTCAAAATTTAACGATTCTTTGATAAGCCCATCTGGCGTAAAAGCATTTTTAAATATCTGGTGATATTCTGGTTTAATGACAAGATGAAAAGTCCATCCTCCTTTTTTAAGAGAATTATTTCTTTGATCAATATCGCTAAAGAATTCTGTTCCAAAATTTTTGTAAACATTCTTTCTAAATATCTCTGAATCAGTGCCATAATCTTCTACTCTAAGCCAAACACGATCAAATCTCTCCATTAAATTAATAGAACCTGTTCCTCTTTCATGATAAAGACCCCACAATCCATTTTTAATTTTTGTAGGGAGACCAATTTTCATGGAGGATTTAGGATCTAATCCTCTTTCGAAATTTATGTTTTCTTTAACTATCATTTTGAAACTAAAACATTAGTTGAGGTAGCTGCTTGTTTTGCTTGCTGAACCAACCCCACATTTACTCCAGGAGTAAAAGGAGCTTTGGAATCTATTGCTGTTGCCATAGTTTGTAATAAAGGAAATAAAACTTCTGCTAAAACTGCATGATAATAGGGGCCTGGTCCCAATTTTGTTATTTGGTTTCCACTTGCTATAACTTCATCAGCATTAATAGAAACTTTAGCTGAAGCAGAAACATTAACTTCATTCTTTGTTACAATATTTAATTTATCCCCATCAAGTTGAATCATAGAATCCTGATTAGCATGTTGAATTGTAATCATACTATCTGGAGAAATCTGAACAAAACTTCCTCTATAAAATATTTGAAATCCACTGCCTCTTTGATAAATGGCCGTTAATTCTTCATCGGGATCATAAAGTAAAACATGTGTTCCATCGTAATCATCCTTGATCCTTTGTATTAATTGCGTATCTATATTTTGAATAGTTGTATATTCAGGCGAGTAAATATCTCCATTGTTAAACTGGATACGGACTATCTGGCCTATCTTAGGAATTGATAATGATCCTGCTCCGTCTCCTGCAAAAATTGTAGAGTTGATTGGTACAGCCCAGGGAAGATCTGCTGCATTAAGATTATCCATTAACCTATACACACGAATTTGGCATCGACCTGAAAAAGTTGGATCAATATTGTTCGTGATAACTCCAAGCCAATCATTGTCATGAAGATCTTTAAACGTTAAATGTAGGCCATCTGGTATCATTTCTTCTTTATTCGATTATAATATTTAAGAAGTATATTTTTTATGTTTTCAAATTCATCTTCATCTAAAATAAACATAGGAGTATCTAAATTTCCCCATCCAACATCTGGTTTATATCTACGAGGGATAAAATCATTAACTTCTTTAATAAAAGGTTTTCTGTATTCTGTTTGTATAGTTATAATTAATAATTCTTTATAAATATTAATTAAATCTTCAGGAGTCCACTCCTTGCCTATTCCCATAGCAGTTATTGGATCTAATCCACGTTCAAAATTAATACTTTCAAATACAAACTTAGCTTTCATTTATAGGTTTATTTATATTTCCTTTATCCGGTCTAGGTATTGGTTGAAGCTTTGTATCATCTGTTGCTTCTCCGGGTTTTCGCCTTTCAATAGCTTTTTGAGTTATTCCTTGTTTTTTTGATACATTGCCAAAAAGATATTTTGCATTTTCTATTTCTCCTTTTGTTGCTTGTCCTGGATCAGAAGTATTTAATCCTCCTTCTGTAATTCCTGCCTTTGAAGAAGATCCTATAAATGCTCCTTTTTCTAAAATATCTTTTTTAGAAGTAGCTAAGCTAGGAACAATCGTAGTAAATCCTCCATCCTGAATTCCTATTTTAGGTTTTGATCCTGAAAATTCTGCTGGCTGCAATCCATCTTTAGAAGTAGCAGCACTCGGAGGAATAGTATTTAATCCTCCTTCTTCAATTCCTGTATTGGGTTTTGATCCTAAAAATTCTACTGGTTGTAATTGTCCTTCTATAGTTGAACTGGTCCCTGCAAATTCCCCATTTTGAACTTCCCCTTCTGTGGATCCTAATTTTGTTCTTGTTACGCCTTTATTATCAATGGATCCAGAAGTAGATGTACTTGTAAGAATTCCATTATAAACTAAAGGACCCCCTACTAATTTAAGGGTGCCAAGATCTGTTGCTAGCGATCTATCTCCATTGGTAAGTGCCTCTGTATTTAATTTTAATGCATTTTTATTTTCTAGAGGTTTACCTATATTAATCTCACCTAATGCTTGAGAAATTAAATCAGTTGCTTTAGACATATCTTTAATTTGTTCCCAGATTCCTCTATCACTTAAAACCTGATTTGCAGCTCTAGTTAATTCCATACCTTCAGCATCAGTAGCTTTTGATTTGGACATTTTTGAAACAAAAGCTCTAAATGCTCCATCAATTATATCTCCCTCTAATTCTTGAGAAGGCATTGTGGCTGAAAGTCTTTGAGTCATTGCTTGACGAACTAAACCAAATACTGTAAAAACATTCTTACTTTGAATAGCTGCAAGAGCTTCGCCGAAAGAAACTCCCAATCCCGGAATTTTTGTTATTTTTCCTTTACTAATAGTTGTTTCAAGAAGATTTTCTGCAAATGCTTTTCCAAAAGTTAAAGTATTTCCAATCCAAGTTGGCGGTTGTATAGCTTGTGAGGCATTTAAAAGATTTGATTGGCCTGATCCCCCGGATTCAATAAAAGGTTTTCCCGATATATGAGATCCTTTTTGTCCATAATCCACATCGGGATTTATAAATGGACGGGCATTAGTATTTCCCGAAATTTTTGAAGGAGTATATGGAATATTTTCCATAGCAGGAATTAATCCTATTCCCAACCCTGATATGATAGGAAGAGCTTCACCAGCGGCCAAAGAAAATTCTCGAGTCCTTTCTAAACCATTTATAATTCGATCCGTGTAATAATAATCTAAAAGGGGATTTCTATATTCTTCTGTAAGTGTTCCTACTTTAATATCAAAGCTTACTTCTGTCATTGATGGTTCACTAACATTTAAATCATTGAAGTGAGTGTTTAAAGAAGTTATATCTATTTCACATCTTTCACAATGAAGAACATAAGTTGGCATCAAATCATCCATCGCTGTAAGAATCATTTCGGGAACTTCAGAACTTTGATATTTTCCCGAAGGATTTGAAAGTTCTGGTAAATATTTTTGAACAGCAGTTTGTTTTGGAGGATAAATTTTATCACTAGATTGAGTTTGAGAATTTATTTTTAGATTTGATTGATGGAAAATTCTAAATTCAGTAATATAAATATCCATCATAAAATATCTCATCATATCTGGAAGAATCCATCTTTGATAAACATCATCCCAGGCAATCTTACGATATAAATTTAAGAGATGGGTTACCCTCAAATCAAGGCCTTCAAGCATTTTCATAGTAACCTTGCCATCTTTTGAAACACGAATACCTCTTTTTGGGTCAATTTTTAATAGGGAGTCAATGCCCGAAATATTTTGAAAATAATATTGATAATTATTTTGAAGAGTATTCCATTTTTCGATGAAATCCAAAAGCATTTGTTCACGACCAAATTCATTAGCGTCTCTTAGAAATTGTCTCGTCGAATAAAAATTCCTAGCATTAATATCATCTTCTTTGTATAATTCGAAAAGAGGATGAGGCATTTTATCATAATTAGTTAATTCTAAGCTTGTATTAGCTGAACGAAATCCAACACGAAAAGTTAGATAGGTTGGTTCATCAAAAGTTTTTGATAATTTACCACCAGAAATAGCATCCCCTGTAAAAATTGATCCAGTAGATCTAAATGATTGAAATATATTTTGAGCTAAAGTTGGCATCGATCTATTATTTTTTTATTTATTATGCTTTTTTCTTTACTGGTTGCACTGGAATTGGTGAAGGCCATTCTCTTCGAGATAGCATAAAGGTTTGGGAAAATTGAGAATAAACTTGCGTATCATTTCTTAACCACGATAAAGTAAATCCCTTGACATAATACCACCCTGTATAGAAAAATTCGAGAGCTGCATCTGCTATAAAATCCTTGCTAACTAAAAGATTTTCAACTCTATCTTTTTGAATAAGAACTATTGGGACTTTATCTCCTTTAATAATGTTTAAATTTGTTCCCTGAACCGAAACTTCTACAGTAAGTTTTTCAAGTTCAACCCTATTGAGAATATTTTGTATTTGAGACCTAGCATAATTTCTGTGATGATTACCTGTCCATTTACTATTATCGTCATTTGGATTTGAAATTGTATATTGAATTCCTAACCATGGCGAAATATTATATAAGTCCAGATAATTATAATTTGCTTTTGCTGGTTCGGTCTTTGAGTTAAGAGATGCATCCCAATGAGCTCTTCCTCTCAAAAGAATATGGGAATTTACTTTTTCGGGATCATAAGCGGGTTCTATTTTAAAAGACCAATATTTTGTTTTACTAGGATCTTCATAAATAACTTTATTGTGTTCAAAAAAACATGCTTGAACAGATGTTCCATAATCATAAGTTATTGCAGTTGATCTGTTAATCGGTTTCCAATCCGTAATATAAAAGCTAGTTGTTCTATATCCGTGAAAATTAGAAAATACTTTTGGAGTCTCTATTGTTTTATCTGTCGATTTTCCCCAATAAAATTCTGTAGGGACATTTCCTAAAGAAGCGGCAATATCAATTTCATCTTCTGAGGAAAGAAGTTGTTTTTGAACATTTACAAAATTAAAATTATAATAAACATCTATCCACCAATCAAAAAAACTATTTTCATCTTTCCACGCTCTTGAAGCAATTTCTTCAATCGAAAGATCAAAAGCTGTAGAAATAAACCACATTTGTTTATCATCCGTATTTTCTTCATTAGTATTAAATCCGAGATTTAAACTTTTTGCTATAGATTTTAAAGCATCCATAGTAGTCATTTTAAATGCTGAAGATCCTCTAAAACCAGATAATCCGGGTATAAATAATTCGCCAAAGAAAGTAACCATATTTCCTTCTTTAATAGTAGTACTTTTCTTAAGAGGACTTGCTCCAGTTATTACATAATCATTTCTAATAGGAATAAGAAGATCCGATTTGTTTGTAATTGCTACAGAGATAATATCTCCATCCTTAGGCATTTCTTTAGTAAAAAATTTATCATTTGCAAAACTAAGAGTTAAAATTATTGTCGGAAGTCTTCTTGTAGAATCTATTTGAAAATAATCTATTTCTCCCTTAGCAACTATATAATCATTTATTTTAATAAATGGAAATTCTAGAGAAGTTTTGTCTTCTATTCTTTGTGTTTTTCCCCCTGGATTAGTTTCTTGTAAAGACATTTCATCCAAGACAATCGAGGGTTTGAAAACATTATAAATTCTATATTTTTCTTTACCTGAATCATTGCTGTTTGATTGTCTAGGAGCATTCAAACTTCCAGATGGATTAAAAGTGTAATCTGCCATTATACTTTTTTACTTTTTATAATCGTGGTTAAAAATTCACTGGAGCTCATTCCGTTTTTTAAACATGCACTTTCACTAACACCCTCTCCAAAGTAAACTCTTCCGTTTCTATGAACAATTTGTTGTGCTCCTTCTTCAGCAATATTTGGGGGTAAAGCCCCTTCTTTAAGATTTCTATCTTCAAAATTAATAGCAATTTTATCTTTTGACGGGGCTTTAGTTGGATCAAGATACTTATATGATAACCTGATTTTATTTTCTGGAGAATCTGCACCCTCTCCTTCTTTTCTAATATTATCCTGCGCTGAATTTAAATCGGGGATAAGAATTATATCTCCAGGACTAATTGAAAAAGCATTACTAATACCGTTATATTTAAGAATAAATTCTGCTTGAAGAGTATTATTATAAACCGATTGAGAAATTAAATCTGGTCTCATAGCATATTCTGTTGGCACTTTATAAGCTTGATAACTAATATAATTATTAGTCTTAAAAGTAAACATAGATTGGGTTAAATCTCTTATAACCAATCCATCATCTTTAACTAATAATGGTTTCTTATCTATTGAATTTAAAAACATATTACTTAAGTGATTTTAGCATTACCCAATTAGCAGATCTATAAGCACTTCTGTTTAGTACTGTATTTCCTGTAAAAGATAAATCTTGATTTGCAGAAACTGCTGTGAATTTTTCTCGATTCCAAACACTAACTGCTCCAGCTAATTTATTTTCTATAATAGCTGATTTGCCAACCTTACCCCCCGTTGTTCTAGAATCAGCAATAAAAGTTCCTCCGGCAAAATTTGGGGTAGTTCCTGTAGCAGATTGATTTCCGGTAACCTTATCTACTTTTGTTTCATAATCTCCAGTACTGGTAAAAGAATCAGGAAGATCATATATACGACCCATACCTCTGTTGAAAATACTTTGAATAGCATCTTTATCACGAATCATTCCATGATCTAGATTAACTGTAACTTTTATATCAAGTGGAAAATCATCAGGGCCAAGTTCATCTCCAAGTTCTACTTCAATACTATCGCAAATAAGGTTTCCAATCATTGCTATAGGATTTAAAGGATTACCTATTGTAACATGCCATTCCCCAACCGGTTCTCCAATAAGAAGAGCTTTTAAACCCGTTAAATATGGAATAGTTCCTTCTGATTTTTCTGCAGATTTTGCACGAATAATTTTACCAGCAACATTATTTCCTGTTAATAAACTTTTAATATCCATATTTCCCTTGCCTAAAATCGCATTAAAAACTCCTTCAGCTAATTTAGCAATTTCGGATCCAGCCTCTGCAAATTTATTGGAAAAACTCTCTATAGAAGATTGACCCCATCCAATAGCATCTCCTCGGTACCATTTTTGAGCACCCTCATCTCCACCCATAAATGGATATTGTTGCGGATTTGCCATAAATCTATGCTGGCCTCCCCAGAACATAGCTGAAGCAGTTCCTATAATCAGGAAGTTAGAAAGTATATCTAATAAAACTGCTTTTGTATTTATTCCCCCAATTGGTCTGGCAGCATACTCAAAAACAATAGAAATTTTATTATCATATTTTAATCCTGCTTCTCTTTTCTTAACAGTATCAATTCTATTTACAGGACCAATAATTCTATTTTCATAAGGCCCGTTTGAATAAGGATCCGGGGGCAAATTTCCTTTATTAAGGATTGCTTTTTGATCAAAATTACCGCTAGCAATATTAAGCATTTTAGCAAATTTAGTTAATCCGCCAAAAAGACCAGCAGGACCAGCTGCCATATCAGGATCTGCTTGGGATTGAACCTCAAATACTTTTGCTTGAACTTCGCCCCAATTTAATCCAGCAGTAAATTTAAGAATAGAGCTTAAGGAGTTTCCGGTTTCCTCTCCAAAATAAGTTATAGCTGAAGCCATTGGAGGAAAAGCAACTTTTTTTCCTGAACCTTGATCCTGACCTCCATCGTTTGAATGAGCAGTTAAACCAGCTGACGCATCAGATTGAGATGCAGCTGATCCCATATCAGCAAGACCATCCATACCTGGGAATTTTAAGTTATCTACAATAGGAGCTGCATATCTTCGAAGAGTTATCATTCGGTTATTTGGTACAATATTCCAATATTTACAAAAAACAAAATCACTAAATTGATAAGGGGTTCTTCCATAAGGATCCCCTTTTCCCCAAGATATAATTGAAGATGTAGTTGGGTTAAGACTGAATCCCAAATCGTCTTCAGATGTTTCGTCTAATTCATACCATTTTCTTTGGCCTTTTTGATTGATAAGATAATTTCCCCCTTTACTTCCATAAAGACGAGTAATAGCATAAAGATTTATAAGAGAAGGAGGTCCTATATAAAAATCATCCTTTTTAAGCTGTTCTCTTCTTTGTGCTAAAGCAGAAATAATATCTCCTTGTTCAGCTATCTGAGCTTCTTGCACTTTAGAATCAGAAATAAGATATCCAGTAGTTGATACTTGTCGAAATCTAGTATCATAAGGAGTGATTAAAGAATTTCCATTTTCAACTTCAAATAATCTTTGAAGTCTTTTATCAAATGGACCTACAGCAGATCCTTCTAAGGGTTTACCATCAAAATCGGTTAAAGGAACTTTAGAAGACACTGTATCATTTACAGTTTTAGTATATTGCTCTCTTAAACAATTCCCAAGAAATTGTTTTGCTCTATCAAGAGCTTCTTTATAAATTCTTGCAGCAGCAATTGGATGAATATGATGCAATCCGTCAGGTTGAATATCTTTGCTGAAAAAACCATCTCCTGTGATTAATTCATTAAAAAGAGTATTAACCTGTATACGAAAACATTCATTGGTAGCATAATAATCTGTAAACTCAAGAGCATTTTCAATAGATTTTAAAGCTCTGTCAACTAATTGATCAATTTTGCTATTATTTGTGACCACTTCTGCCATATAATTTTATTTTATATATTCGAGAAATAAAAAAGTCTAACCTTGTGGGTTAGACTTTCCAATTTAATTTCTCCTGTATGGGTTTACATTCGATAAGACGAACCTTCTTGACTGAGGGAAAGAAAATTATTTCCTCAAATAAATCATAATATTCTTCAAGTTTTGAGACATATTTATCATCTAGAAGAACTAAATCTGATATTTTCTCACAGGGTTCTAATTCTGTAAAAAGATTTTCTATAATGTCTCTATTAAGATTTGGATTAGAATAAAAAATCCCTCTAATTCTTTTGGATTTGGCATAATTGTCAATCATATTCATAATCTTTTGATTGATTATGAAAGCCCCATATTCATCTATTGTAGAATAAGTATATCCTAAGTCCGATAAAATTTCAGGAACACTGACAATTGAATATAATTTCAGATTTAAAAAAGCCCGCTTTAATTTTGGTAAACCCTCAACTGTTATATAAAACTTCATGATTATTTAGAAAACTCCTTTTTCGCAAGTTCCGTAGCTGAGTAATAATCCATATCCTCCTTCATCATTAAATCCAATGCTCTGTCTGCTACTTTTTGATTTATTTCAGCATCAACTTTAGCATTATCTTTAACTCTTATATCTTCTTTGAGTTTGTTTTGCATTTTTTTACCTTCAATGATATTTTGTCGTATCATTTCGAATCGCTGATTCAAGGGTAATGATTTTCTGTATTTAACAAGACCAAGTTTTTTTTCCATGGCTTTTCTTTCGCGTCTGTTCATAGAATTTATGTATTAAGATTTAAAAAATATTTTAATTCTTCTTCAGATGGAATATTACCTTTTCCATCTTGATTAAATGTTTCTAAAAATTTCTTTTTTAATTTAGATGGAATTATTTTTGAACTTATAGTTAAAGGTAATTTTGTTATTTCCCCTTCTTTAATTGGAACTCCAGATTTTAGATAATACGCAATATAGCCTGCAACTGGTGGTTCATTTAGATTTTCCTTTTTCATTTTTTGCTAAGACTTTTTACGTAGAAAACGTTGAACAACCTAAAATACGCTGCCAAGAAAAGGATTTCATCAGTTCTAATAACTGAAGAAGCATCCATTAATTTAAATTTTTTCTTCTGGGGGGTTACTTCAGCTTCTTCCTGAATTCTTAAATTACTTATATCAACTGCATAAAGTTTAATAGGGGAATCCGAGGTTAGATTACTATAAACAGCACCAAGATACATCCAATCTTTTGCAGCTTTAACATTGATTTTTGTAGTTTCAAAAAGAACTCTATTAGCAGCAACTAGATCCGTTGAATCATCAGAAGAAACATAATCATTAAGAAGAGTTAAAACTTCTTCTTCCTCTATATAATTCCAGTCTTGTACAACTCCGATCTTATCAATTAATCCTTCAGAAGATATTGTAAAAGGAATTACTGCAACTTTATCTTTTTTATCTTGGAGATAATAATGGCCATCTATTTCAAAGACATCTTCATATTCTCCTTGAACAATAAGTTTCTTTTTAGGTTCTTCTTCCATTATAAAAATTTATTTTTCTTTCACTATTTGAGATTCCCCTATTACCGGTGCTTCAACTTCATAAGGAAGATCTGAATTTGGATCCTTCCAACTAGGATCATAAGCTTCTAAAAGAGCTCGTTTTAAACTTTCCTTTAATAGTTTATCATCTAAGCTGTGAATTATATATTCAATAACTTTTGTCCCTCCATCTTCGAAGCTTTCCTTTGCAACATTATATAATGATTGCTTAGGGAGAGAGATTTCTAGAGTCATCTCAATATATTGATCAAACTTTTTCGCTTTTTCGCACATTATCCAGACAGGGTCCCCAGAATTACTTGTCTCTACCTTGCCAGATGCTTGCTGCTGAGTTTTTGTATCGGAGACAGATGAAGCATTAGATTGAGGGGGAATCGTGTTAAACATATTTATTTGACCAAATTTTGATTTTGTCGGTCTTGGAGGAACAGGAGTAAGTTTTCGTTTTCCCGGTTCAAAGGGTTGAACACAAACTTTATTCTCACCATGATTACTTTCATCTTGCCATACCCATTTTTCTTCTTGCCTTCCAACCCATTCTTCCTTTATAGACCAAAGATTAGAAGGACTATCAACTTCAGCCATTAATTCGCTGGTATAATTAGTACTATTTAGCGGAATAATCAATTGTTCGTTACATCTAGAACCATCTCTAAAACATATAAAAATTATTCCATCTTCTTCTTCAATTTTATCAAATATTACTACATCACCATTACGGGGTCCAGCTAAATATTGGAAGTATCTTATATTCTCTGCCATTTTATTTTAGTTTTAACTTTTTATTGAAATCAATTATTTCCCAATCATATTTAGACTCTCCGATTTTTGGATAGGGTTTTTCAAACAATGTTCTAAAAGCAATACAATGTTTTCTCTTACAATCTTGCTCGTATTTATCTGTTTCATCCCATTTATGACCAAAAATTTTGCAAATTATATTCATCTTAATTTTTGATTTCTATTTTTTTTATTTTAACTTCTTTCACCTTTATCTTATAAGGAGATATACTTTGAGAAGTCATTTCTGTACTCTTCACTCCATTCGGTGTTCCATCCTTGTTTTGACCAGTCGACATAATCCTCCCGAAAAGATTCAAGAGCTTCATTAAAATGCATTTCATAATTGCCCGAGCTTAAAAAATTCATCCTCATTACCGGAATAACAAATGTATGCTTTGTTCCTTTAACCCTCCAAAAATACGAAGGGATTGTTCCGTGAATCCCCATTCCATATTCTACAAAAAGAGGTTCAACCCATCCCTTGGGATGTACCCCCATTTCTTGGACAATAATTAATTTAGAAAAATCATATATGTGAGGCATTACTCTTTATTTTCATCTTTTTCTTCTGCAATATCTACTGCTTTTACTTCTGTAATTTCAGCTTTTATAACTGTCTCTGTTACAGTTGCATCAGCATCTGCTATACTTTTGCTATTAATATCTCCAGATAATCTTCTTACCCCAAGTAATATTGTTGAAGCTAAAACCAATTTTAAAATTACTCCAAGATATTCTAGAGTATTCGGAACTTCGCAAAAATATCCTACTGTTCCTGCTATCATTCCAGCACCAGCAATTATTCCAAGTATTACCCCTATAAATCCAGATCCAGAAGTTTTTCCAGTTGCGTTATTAAATGTTTCTGAAAAAACAAATTTCGATCTGTCATATTTTATTACACTCATAATTATATTAATTTTAGTTGGATTATATTATTTATCCAACTAAAATTAATAGGGCCCTGAAAATTATCTTAAAATGTCAACAATATTTGTGACAACAATTGAAGAAATGGTATAGTCTGTAACACTTCCTTCCATATGCTTAGCAATTTTTGCTTCAACATCAGTTGGGCTTATTGCTTCAACAATATAGGATTCGGATCTTTTTTTAAGTCTTCCTTTTGCATCTTCAAAATCCTCTTTGATTTGGGCTTTGTAATAATTTTTTTCATCCATGTTTTTAAATATTTAAAGTTAATAAATTTTAACAAAAAGGGCCGAAGCCCTACCCTGTTTCAGCAACTGTTGACACGTTAGCGCTTTAGGATTTTTAAGCGTCTTTACCATAAGCATACCATCGGAGATTTATATTACGGTTTACTCTTTACTCTTTGCTTATCCGGCGGTATCCTTCTCATCCTTAGTCCGCATACCTACTAATGAAAATTAAGCCTTCGATTCTGAAACTTACAGACTAGATTATTAAAGTGATTTTGCCCGTATTTCTTCGGGTAAAATATTCTGTGCATCGAAAATACTAGGAACTTTTCCACAGTTTGTACAAACAAAAACCGGCATAGGAATTGTTTCTTCTTTTCCACTTGGAGAAATTAGGGCAGAAAGAATTTTAAAGAAAATCTTTTCTTGAAAAAGCATTCCTCCGCATTCACATGTTATTGATTTAGAGTTTCTAATCATATCAGAAGTTACCTTCATCTGAATTCTGTCTTGTGCTGCTCCATCAAGTTGTGCAGCTCTTTGATCTCTTATGTTCATATTATTTAGTTTAATTTACAATTTTTTTATCTCTATCTTTATCTTTATATACTGAAACAATTGTTCCTAGAGGACCGGAAATTTCCAAATAAGAAACGTAATACTTATTTGGATCCATTTCAAAAATTTGAAAAGCTTCGGGAGATTGAATTTTAATATAACGTCCTCTTGTAATATACATATTCCATCTTACCCCTAAGATTTCTTCTCTTGTAACCCTATGAGCTTCTTTAAGAAAATATGTTTTTAATCTTTCTTCAAAAATATTACTCTTGACAAGAAGAGGACCAACTTCTCCAGTATCTATTGTAAATATGTAAAATTCAGAAAGTTTGCGAATATCTGTTATCTTAACTTCCTTATTTGTCCAATCCTTTATTATGTCCATGATCCTAATTTTTATATTATATGTAAAATTTTTAACGAAGTTTTAAATCTGAGATGGTTCTTTTTCGAAAAAGTATTCGGATTTTAAAAATATTTGAGGGGGCTGTATTCCCAAAGATATTACTCCAATTGATTGAACTACTAAATAAAAAGTAATATACCAATCAGAAGAAATCATTGCATTAAAATCATCTGCAGCTTTTTTAACTAGAGAATCTTCAAGATAAATTATAGGTGAAGAATTATATTTCAACTTAAATATATCGTCTTGTGTTACTGGCAAAATGAATTCATGAGCTACGATTTTGAAATAATCCGGATCATCTTTCTTGATAAATCTTACTTTTGATAAATCACTGATATTTTTTAAAATATTGATAGCTATAGGCAAAGTAGATGTTTCAACTTTACCCAAATCAATTTCTTGAACGCTATTAATTCTTAAAGGATCCCCTTTTATTGGAAGAGCTAGGGTATCTAATGTAGCATGATGGTGAGCATATTGGCTTACCTTATCAATATACATCCGGCGAATTCCTAGTTGTTCTAGCATAGGACCCCATTTTGTGGTTATTTCAGCTTGAGTTAATTCTTTCATTTTTTAAAGTTTAAAATCCTCAATTCTTTTATATTCTAATTTAGTTAATTGTTCAAAGGAAAGACCAGGATCTCCAGAAGGTAAAGTAACAGGGAAATTTATTTCTAGTAATCTCAAGTATATAGGTTCAAAAATAAGACATTCCTGTAATGAAGAATTCCAAATAAAAAAATAATCTCCTTGAAATTTTTGAATAGATTTTAAAGATATGTAATTTTTTTTCACATCAATTAAAATCCGATCATCAAGAATAAGATCTCCTAAAATTAAATCTACAGTTGCTAGAATGTTGCCATGCCATTTAGCAACTATCCAAAGAACAGGAGAGATAACATTTTCACATTTATATCCTTTTTCTTCAAAATACTTTTTTGTATGATCAGTAGCTTCCATTCCTCTTTGCAACCGATCTTCAAAAGACATAATAGAATTTTTATTTGCTTCCATTTATTTTTTTCCAATTAATATAATTTTCGATTAATTCTCTTCTATATTTTGTTTCATTTTCTCGTATCTGACTGATTTTTAAAGGATTTTTCTTTCTTTCAATTATTTCATCCGGAATTAATCCTTTGAATTCATCTTTAAGAATCTTTTTATGAGTTCTTTCCGAATAGGGCAATTGTAAAGCTGCTCTTACAACATCGTGTCCTAAAAATGGATTCCTGCATTCAATTGTAAAATTCATACTCATACGATCGATTCTAATCATATGATAGAAAGGAAGTTCTTGGAATACATCACTCTTTTGAGAATCATATTCACTTATTCTTCTATATCCCCCAAAGAGCTCATCTGCTCCATCGCCAGTTAAAACAATTTTATCTTTAATGTCTTTGAAAAGATAATATTGAGGAATTACTGATCCAAGGTCGATCATCGAATCATTTATATCATAAATTCTCATTTTTTCAACTAATGAAAGTTCTTCGGGTTTAACATCAAGATAATTTATATCTAACCCCCATTTATTCTGGATTGATTGAACAAACACTCCGTCTTCAGCATTATTGATAGAATAGATATTGACATCTGCTCCAAATTTCTTTAAGAAATAAAGAATAATCATACTATCTAATCCTGCTGAAAATAATGTAGATACTTTATATTTTTTAGTAAGTAATCTTCTTTGAACAGATTTTTCAATAAGATCATGAATGGAATCAAGAGGTACATTGCTATTCCAATCAAAATAATTTTCGATAATTCGAGGTGCTATATTTCTTCCTTTTTCCCAAATATAAATGCTGTTAGGCATTATTCTCTGAACATCTTCATAAAGAGTTCTATTATCTGTATTGTATCCCCATTTATTGACGATGCTTATGAAAATGGGATCAATGATTTTGGAATTGCTTAATCCCTTAACTTCGCTGGATACTTCTCCAGTTATCTTATTAATATAAAGCTGTTTTTTACCAAGAGGATCTGTAAAGATAATAACTTTATTTTTTCTAACGATAACGATACTCCAGAATCCATCCCATTTGTTTATTTCTTTGAGCTTCTTTTCTATTGGTTCGTCATTATCGAAAAAATCTTGAAGATATTGGGAATCATTTTCCCATTCCTCTCCAGTGATTTCATTACAGTTAAAAATCTCCCCATTAAAAAGAAGAAATCCATCATGCAAATTAATTGGTTGAAACCATTTATCTTCTTTGAGAGTTTGAATAGGAAGTCTATGATGACCATAAACCCATCCATCTTTTTCTATAGATGTAAATTGTATTCCTCGATGCTTTATCGAATCAATTTTGTTTCTGTCCGGACTTATAATAATCCCACACATATTATAAAAGTTGTTTATATATTTCTTTTTCCGTAAAAAACTCAAATTCCGAATCTACATTTCTTGTGTCAATTCTCGTATATTGTTCTGTATATTTTAAAAACGATAAGAAAGCAGAAATATTACTATCTTTTATCTTATAATCATCTTCTTTATAAGTTTCGGTATTCCAAATACACATTGTATTTTCTGTTCCTCTGAAGAAATTAGTCCATAACATTTTATCCATCTCAAATAAAAATAAATGGAATGCAACAGGTTTAGCCCAAATTCCTTGTTTGAGTTCCCTGTATCCCATTTTCAGAAGAGATTGTTCAATCCTTTCTTTTTCCATTTTGATTTATTTTAATAATTCCACTTTTTGGTTTTTTTTAAAAATTCCATAAAATCCTTTATGGCTTCATTATAACCCTCCCTTAATCCTGCTTGATATCCAAGATCATGTAATTCGGCAATCGGAACTGATTTTTTTATAGGATTAATTTTTTTATCTAAAGGATTAATTTCTCTTATAACCTTGGGATATTCAACAGGATATCCAGGATCTAAAAAATTTCCTCTCTTTCTTAAAACGATTCCTGCTTGATAAAGAGGAATCTGAATCCCGGGAAATCTCTTAAGATAAGTATTAATGAACATAGTTGTGGGAATATGCTTATGAAGAAAGAATCCATATGGAACCATATCCGGATTATTTTCTATAACAATATCTATAATTTCTTTATGTAAAAGATAGGGTTCTTTATTCTGAACAAGATCTTTTATAATGATAACAAAATATCCACCAGGTTTAAGAAATCTAATGGCTTTTGTATACATAGTTTTCACAAGATCATGATAGGCATTTCCCTTGGTCAAGCCTATATTATCTTCATGCATGTAATCAAAACTCTTATCTACTTTTGTGGCAAGATTTTTTCTTTCTGGTGCATCAGAGCTTTTACCTGAAATTTTCGGATAAGGAGTTCCATTAATGATAAGATCTAAGAAAGGTTCTTTGAATCCCCATTCCTTGAAATATTCATCAAGTTTCGTAGCATCTCCTTGACGAAAATAAGAGGTTACCCCAGGTGGAACACGATTTAAATTCCATTGATTATCAATATTCTTTTGAGCAACCTCAGGATATTCAAGTTCTATTCCAATTCCATTTCTTCCATTAAGAATAGCTTCAATAATAGCTGTTCCAGTCCCTACGGTTGGATCAAAAACAAATCCCCCTTTTGGGCAAAGATTCTGAACAGCCCATTTATATCCAATAATATGACCAGCATCTAAATGATCCCCAGCTTGATCAATATAATATCCTCTACGAATACGGTTGCTATAATATTTGTCATTTTCAACATTATAAATCTCTCCCATAAAATTTTGGCAATATGGACAAGTACAATGATAATCGCTTGGAATATTAGGTCTTGATTGAACTATATGATCAATCGGAATTAAATTTAAATGTTTTGGTTCAGCCATTATTTAGTTATTAATTGTACATAAATCCTGTTATAGACGTACCATATAAAGGTTGTAAATTCATCATATTATAAACCTCTATATAATCAACCATTGTCCAGGTTTCTCTTTTTCCATCAAATTTGAAATCTTTCTGATCATGTATTCCCGAAAGAGGAACTGAACTACCAGTATAAATAAGACGAATTTTTTGCTCGGGATTTTTCCAAACTTCTACAGTTCCGTTTTTCATAATTTTTAAGTCAAATCCTGGACCTGTTCCTTTTACAACATTGATTTTAGCTAAAGAAGTAATACTAGAATACCCTATTTTATTAGAATTATATGCTGTATCACGAGCTTCTACTGGTCTTCGACTTGCAGGTTGTTTTTCAATAGGAATTCTGCTAAATGCGACTTCAATAGCTTCTTCATCATCTCCTACAGAATTCATTGATGCCATTATTCGAATATTTCGAATATCATTTTCCCCACTTAAATCGCAAGCTCTTGTAAAAAATACTCCTGCAATAGGAGAATAAAGACTCTTATAAACTTCTATGGATGCATATCCTCGAGCTAAAGCTTTACCTGGTTCTTCTATTTCGCCGGCCATTCGAACAGCTAATTTAAAAGCTTCATAAAGATCCCCATCGGATTTTTTCTGAATATCCAGGATTCTCATTAAATCCTTTGTTCCGTATTGTGCTGTCATTTTGGCAAAATTTTCTTTATATTTAATTTTATGTTATCTGTTATTAGGGTTGTATTAAAAGTATCCAAAAGATTAATTATTGCTGTTTCTTTTGTTTCTCCCTGGCTAATAATTCCATAATCTGGTTTAAAAAAAGCAGTATATCCACCGAGAGTTATATCTTCTACCAAAATAATTTTCCCAAGTTTTACCTCAAAGGCCTTTTGCTCTCGAGTTTCCCCTTTTTCAAAATTTTCATATTTAACTCTACTCATATTAAAAAGTATCGAATTTTTGTATATCTGAGTCTAACATTAGTTTTTCACCATCCCAGCAATGGAGACTTCCAAGCCAGCAAAAGAATTCCCCCATTTTAAGCTCTTTATCAACCTGATCCCTAACATATTGGCCAAGTCTAATACTCATATACATATCATTTTTAAAATGACGACGAATATCGCAACTTCGAATAAGATAAGTCATATTCAATTTTCCTCGTCGTATTAAAAAATGATAACCAATTGTACAGGGTAGGCGAACCCCATTTTCTGCAGAATCTTGAGGATGCCAAATAGCATAAAAAGCCTGTCTCCCCCCTGGATCATTTTTTAATCTTGTAATTAAATCATTAAAATCCCCAAAGTTATATCCCATTTTGCCAGTTCCTTTGAGAGTTTTATCTGGCCAAAATCTTTCTTGATAAGTATGAGAGAAAAAGTGTTCCCCTTCAGCTCGGAAAACCCCATCATGTTTTTCTGGAGTATAATAAGGCCAATTTAGATATTCAACTCCAGGATTTGTTGGTTCCCCAGCAATCCTTTCTTGAAAATGATCTTCAGACCAAGGATAATCGCATTTTGTTTCTCTTTTGAGTTCATCCTGGCTTTCTGGCATTTTAGTAATTTTGAAATTATAATTAATGATTTCAAAAAGAGCGTCAGGAGGAGTGGTAGCTTGCCATTTTTCTGAAGTTACAATTTCTCCTTTGCTTTTTAAGGTCTCGAAAGCTTTTCTTAATTCATCACGTGTATTCATTCTTATTTTATTTCTTTTATTGGATAATCCATAATTTCTTTTAATTGCTGAATATATTCATTATATTGAACTTTCTTAAAGCGTTTTATATAAGCAGGATGATAAATAGTTTCTCCAAAGCCAACTTGTTCTCGAACCTCTTTCCCCAAACAAATAACTTTTCGAGGTTTAATTATTTCATATTCTTCTTTTAGTGCTTTGGCATTTAATTCTCTGTTGCCTTCACATTTATTCCAATTTGTAAAATATGGCATTTGCTTAGTAGGATAAACCCCGGCATCAAATAAGCAATGATGAAAAAATTCTGAAGATCCAGTATTACTTGAGAATGCACGAACAAATCCTTTACCAATTGAATAATTACTTGGCATATCCCCAATAAACATAATGCATCCTTCTTCGTAATAATTTCCTGTAGAAAGAAATTTTTGAAGTCTGACAGCTTTTTCCTGTCTCATTCGATGAATATCTTCTATGACTTTAAGTATAGTATCAATATTATTTTGCTTATAGTCATAAGTAAAAACCGGAACATAAGTATCTTCCATGACAGCATCATAGAAATGGATCATTTGATCAATTTCTTCAATTTTCACATAATCATCCCCACGAACATGGATATTTTTTAATATGGTTTCTTTGGTAGGGCGAAGGTAGAGAATAACTGGAGCAAATGGCATTAAACCTGCTTCAATAAGATATTGATGCCAAGGTTGCATTTGATCCCTTCCTTCTTTAAATTGAGGGTATACGAGCTCGCTCGTGTAATATCTTTCAAGATAAAAAGGAGCATAATGAGCTGGGGAATGAAGATAATAACTAAGCTGATTTTGTTTAGGATAAAATGGTTTAACCACCGGAATTTGAGAATGGGACTTAATATATTCTACCAAGAAACTTTTACCTCCTCCATCTGGTCCGTCAATGCAAATCATTAGATTATGTATTAAATGTTTATATGTTTTACGTATTAAATCTTAAAAAGTTTTGATTCAATAAGAAAAATATTTAGGATCCTACTAATTTATCTGTTCCTTCCCACACAAATTCCTCAACTGGTAAATGTTTATTGCAGCCACAGCAAAATGTTGCTCCATAAAATTTTGGATTTCTTGCATATGTTTCAGAAAGCGCATTTCCCATAGTCGTTGTAGTTCCACAACCGCCAAGTTTATTGCCCAATCTCCAAGCATCAAATTCTTTTTGAGTTACATAAGCTCCTCCAAGATGTTTCCCATCAGTTCCATTTATACCTAGAATTGCTACATATTTCTTATTTTTATCTTCCGGATATTTTTCATGAAATTCTTGTTTTTCTTCTTCTGTAAGCATTTTATCTATGCCCGCATAATTGTGTATCCTACCAACATGGATATAAGAATTTCTTACAGGGCGAACAAATCCTTTTGCTCTTTCTTCTTCTGAAAGAACTAAATAAATTTCATGTTGTCCGGTTTCATTTTTTTGACCTTCTTTTAATTTAGGGTCATTATGATCAGTTGTTAAATGATTTGATTTAACTGGGATAAGTTTAGGTTTAATCGGTTCTTTATATTCAATCTTAGGATCTTCTTTATATTTAAGAAAATTTTCTGCATTTCTGCCGGAATATTCAGGATCACATTGAATAGCTGTTGCATATCCTTCCATAAGCTCTATAAGCTCTTTTCTTGATTTTGGCAATTTTGTTGTCATATTATTTTATATTTTTGGGTCCATTCTGATTCAGGATATGCTTCTTTTACTAATTGAGCATATGACATATTTTTTGGAATTTTTTTCATGTATTCATATGCCCCAGAGTATTTTGTTCTTAAGTATCCTGCATGTGTAAGATAATTTCTATAATTATCTGCGGTAGAAGCTCCCGTCCATCTTCCATTTAATTTTATGAGATCTTGTCTATAGATAAGATCCCCAATTTTTTTACTTTGGATGTAAGTAATAACTGCTGGTAATACTATTCCTTCCATATTAATTTATTTTATTATTTCTTCTTTATCTAAAAAATAATTTAACTGATTTATGCTTTCAAGTACAGCAAATGCTGCATCTGCCATATATTTTTCAAGATTATTTGGAATCCATCCAATATTATTATCTTCTTTAGTTTCATCTTCAAGAAATTTATCCATAACCCCAATAAGATGGAACTTAAGTTCAGCTTTTTCTTTATCTGTTAATTGATTCATAATTTATTTTAATATATTATAGATCTTTATATGACTAAAAAAGGGACTAGTTTTAAAGTCCCATATCATATTGATCTAAATATTTTTGTTCCCAATCTAGAGCTTCTTCTGGAGTAGGATACACCGGAGGGGTACTATTATAAGGTTCTCCTGAATTATTAAGAGCCATATAGTAACCAATTCCATCTGAACCAGATACTTTAGTAATTTTAATCAAATGATTATTATAATTAATAATATCCCACATAACTCTATCAAAAACAGCAGGGATTTCAAATCCCCAATCTGTTTCTTGGTCCAATTTTTTAAGTTGAGCTTTTTTACCAATGCCCATTGATGCTTTAGACTCTAATCCTCTTTCAAAATCAAGAGATTCATAAACAAATTTTGCTTGGAGTTTTTCTAAAATGAAATCATAAAATTCTTCCTTTTGCATCGGAAGATAAAAATTCTTAGTAGGATTCATTCCAATACCCGTCCACTCTTCAATATGAACTTTATTTTCTCCTCTTTTTAATCTTTCAAGAAATTTATCTCTAACGATAGCTTTCATCTTATAAAGACTTTTGCCATTTACAGCAAGATCCCATCCATTTCGAGAATTTTCTTTTAACTCAATTCTAATCCATCCGCCATCAAAGATTGTATCCCAAAAATCTTCATTATAATCTTCTTCATCAGGAAAAAAGTTCATAAGATATTCAAGATGATGGGTATTCGGATCCATCTTCTCAAGTTTACCCTCAGGATCAACCATATATAATTCATCTCTAAGACCAATATCACTCATTGATTGGAATAGACATTTTAATTAGCTCGAAAATTGGAATAATTCCTTTTTCCCCATATTGTTGAATTCCTTCTAAGGCTGATATAGTCATAGAATTTTCATAATCTTTTTCTCCTACTGTAAGCCAAACTCCAACACTATCAAATTCATCTTTCGTTTTTTCTATAAGATCCTGATAGATTAATTGAGAAGCTTCTTTAAGAATTTGTAATCTATCTTTTTCGTTTGCTTCAGTTTTTTCTACATATGCGTTAAATTGAAAAGATCCCGACGTTTTTATAATATAATCATTCTTTCCAGTAGAAGGATCTACTTCCCCTCGAGTTTCCATAAGAGAAATTTTTATTTGTTTAATGTCTGTCATATTAAGAATTTATTGTTGTCCTATACCTTGAATGGGTATCCCCGATACCGCTGGATTCTGAGTTGCATTTGGTTGTCCAAAAGCCATTTTAGTTGCATTTGCATCTATATCAGTAGAATTTGGTTGTACTGCACTTTCATTCTCAGGTTTTGGAGCTGGTTCAAGTCCTTGATTAGCACCTGGTATTTCAGCAACTGTATTAAAGTTTGTTCTTTCTGCCCAATAATCAGATCCGTAGTTAATAGTAAGTTCTTGGTGCATACTAATAGGACGATTTGTTATAAAATACATTTGTCGACTTTTTGGATTATAAGCATAATCTAAATTAGGTTTATCCGAATGCCTATAAAGAGAGCCATATCCTAAAACAAGACCCCATTGACCCTTATTTTTATCAAGTTCAAAAATAAGATCCTTAACTTTTTCAATGGTTTTAGCAATTTCCCCAACAAGAACTACCGGGCAAATTTCTACAACTTCCCCTTTGGCAAATTGAGTTTTTCCCATAATAGTATAATCCCCACCGGGACGTTTAGAATATTCTACTCTTCCCAGATTAAAAGATTCCTTTTTAAGTTTAAAAAATCCCCCAAAATCTTTTACCTGTTGGGGTTCTTTTTTCTTAAATTTATCTTCTTCATCAAATGGATTGTAAAAATCCTCATTAAGTTTTTTTTCAAACTCCTCTAATGATATAATTTTTGTTCCGGACATATTTATGAATAAAGTTTATTGTATAGTTTAAAAGAAACAAAAGACTCAAGTAATATATTTTCAACAGAATCTGAGCCGAGATATTTTTTAATTTTATTAATAACTTCTGCAGATTTACTCTTGGGATCTTTAGCAGCAGCATATTTAAGAAGCTTGATTACTCTCTTTGCATTAGAAAGTGCTTTAATTTTCTTTTCCTTAGAAATACCCGGTAGTTTAACAAATCTTTCGATAGAAGATACCATATTATTGCTTGTAGCAAAAATTATATCGGAAAGCATTAATTCCCAATCATTTTCAGAAAGACTTCTATCTTTTGCTTGGCTAAGAAGAATTTCATCAAATTCTGTAAAAACTTTCTCAGCTTTTTCAAGTTCCTTTACTGGATCTATAGAAGGTCCTCCTTTAAGTTCCTTTCCTAATTGAACAAGAAGATCGATTAAAGAAGGATTGGATATCCCTCTTTCTATTGCTTTAATTTTTTCTCTATAAATATCGGGATCCTCTAAAAGAATTTCAATTGCTTTTTCTGAAAAAGCTTTAGGATTATTTCTATAAGCATCAATTAATTCATCCCCTATTTTTTTACGAGTATCTCTTGAAGGATTTTTAAGAAGAATCTCTAATTTAGAAGCAAGCTCTTTTAAAAGTTTTTCTCCAAATTTTTCTTTTTTATCATTAGATCCTATTTCATTTGCAGCTTCAATATCTTCTATAATATGATCAGCATCTGAAGTATTTTTAATTTCTTCTTTTCGAATAGGAATTTCTGAATCTTCTTCGTAATAAGTAACCTCTATGGTTTCAGAATCCATATCAAAAGCAAAAGTAATATTATAGACTTTGGATTCCCCACCTTCATCAACAGATATTGTATACTCATCTTCCAGACCATCCCCGAAATTTTTAAGTTCATCATCCAAATAAGCAACAAGTTTTTCAAAATCTGTTTTTGGTTGTTCAAGCTTTTGTTTTACTGTTTGTTTTTCTTCTCTAGCTAATACATCCCGGGATCTTTTGTTTTTATATCTTCTATCTTCAGCATCCTCAATTTCAACTTCAAGACGAGCAATCATTTTTTCTAAACCCTTAACATGTTTATTGTTAATGATTTTGATGAGTTTTTCATAAGTTTGCTGTTTAATCTTGGAAACATATTCTTCCCATAGGAATTTAAGATCAGCTTGCCCCTTATCAGAAAGCTCTACTTTAAGAACATATCCAGGTTGCTCAATTCTTTTGTGAATTCCAGCAGTATAAGCTTGAATGAGATTATCAATAGATTGCTGAAGATGCTGAATTCGAGCTTCCTGATTTTTTTCAACTTCAGATTTAAATTTCTTTTGCTGATTTACGACGGCTCTTACTTCTGTTTCGTCATTAGACGATTTAGCTTTTTGAAGTTGTAATTCTAGATCTTTTCCTTTTTCAGTAATTTGAGTAATAGATTTATCTAATTCCCCTTCAAACTTTCTAATGATTCTTTCAACTCTAGTAATAATTTTCTTAGAATAGCGAATCATAATATTTTTTGCTTTTCTATAGCGAATAGCACGAGCAGGAAATGAAAGCATTCTATTAAAAGGAGTAGTCAATGCAGAATCATCATCTTTTTCTAATAGAAGATTTCCATCCCCATATTCTTTAGAAATGATCTCATCTAATTCTTTTTCGGCAATTAAGTTTAATAAATCCATAATTATTTAACTTCTTCTGTTTTTACTTCCTCAGCGGGTTTTGTTTCTTCAGCAGGTTTTTCTGTTTTGGCTTCTTCGTCATCCTTTGCTTTAATTTCCCCTTTGAGTTTTTCAATCTGAGCTTTTAATTCAGTTTCTTTTTTCTTTTGAGGTTTGTTTAAAGCAGCATTGATCTGTTTAGCGGCTTTAAGAATATCTGCATCTTTTATAACTTCGCCAATAGTATTATCATCCTGCACATTTATCTTTTGCAAAAGGTTCATTGTTATTTGAGTAGTTAAAAGCCCCCAATATGTTTGAAGTTCAGCAGTATTAGTTTCTTTTAACCCTTTTTTCTCAATAGCAGCAGTAATTTTTTTAGTATTAATATCGATAGCATTTTGAGCATATTTTAAAATTTGATCCATTTGTCTAGTTTGGGTCTTTTGAATATTTTGAAGATCTACTTTAAGAGCAGCTACAATTTCTTTTGGCTGTTTTCCTTTTCCAACTTCAGCCATCTTTTTATAAACTTGTATCTTTAAATCTTTAATTGGTTTTAAAAATTTATTAGCTACATTTTGATTAATACCATCCATCAATTTTTTAGCTTGCTTATTAAGTGATTTTCTCATTCTTCCTTTTTTAGTTATCCAGCCAGTTCCTTTAGCAGGTTTCTTAGTATCTAGGGTATCAAGATCTTTAGCAGGTTCATCAGCTTCTTTGATTAATTCAATATCAGAAGTTTTCCAGGAATTTATATCAGCTTTATTAGCTTCAAGTAATTTGCCAAATTCCAAAAATTGAGAATATTTCATATTTGTAAAGAGTTTTTTATATATATCCTCTTTGAAGAAGAACAGATATATAAAATAAATTGAAGTTAAATTATAATAATCCAATATGAAACATGTAAAAGAATCCTTAGGCCAATATCTCGATTGGCAATTTTTCTCAGTTCTAGAAGCTAAGAAAGAAGAACCTGTCGATGAGAAAAAGATGAAATCTGAAGAAGAAACAGAGGGACTTGATGTAATTAAGAAACTTCAGGATAATCTTGAAAGATTTAAATCTGCTGCAGGGGATAAAATTATTAAATATAAAGAATTTTGGCAAGAAAATCAAGAGGCTAAAGATAAATTTGATGAAGGAGGTTCTCTTTATAAACTTTTCGATAGCGACTATGTAGTTGGAGTTCTTAATCTTCCTGATGAAGCTTTGAGTGAAGAAGAAATTAATGCTCAAATTGAAGCAGTGGACAAAGAAAAAGAGGGTGAAGAAAAAGAAGAGGGTGAAGAACACGAAGAATCTGAAACTTCAGAAGAAGAAAAAAAGGAACCAGAAGAACCTGAAGAAAAAGAAATTAAAGAAAGCCTTAATGAAGAAGAAGGTTTAGATCTAGAATTGGATGAAAAACCCGAGGAAGAAAAAGATACCTTTGATCAACCTGAATTAGGTGGGGAAGAAGAAACTCCTGAATTTGCTGAACCAGAAGGTGAAGTAGCTCCAGAAGAACTTGGTGATGAAGTAACCCCAGAAGGTGAAGAACTTGCTGGAGAAGAAACTCCAGAGGGTGAAAAAGAAACCCCAGAGGACGAAGATTTTGAATCCAAACCTGAAACAAAAGAATTTTTTGCAGTATTTGATATGAGTGGAAGCGAAAGAGAAGAAGTTTACAGAACTGATAATCCATCAGTTATAAAACAATTTACTGATTTCTTTGAAAATTCCTTTAAATCCTCTATGAAAGAACAAATAGCTAAATTTAAACAAGTTCAGGAAGATAAACATGCTGAAGCTGAAAATAAAGCTAAGGAAAAACAAAGAGAAGAACGAAAAGGTAAACTCGATATTTTCCTCAAAAAAGCATAATGATCGTAAAAGAATCTATAGAATTTCAAAGAGGGGGTGAAGACCCTCTTAAAAATATGAGGATAGGGATGTCCGATGTTGTCCAAAAAAGATTACTTGAAGCTGGTATAGGCCAGGAGGAATTGGAAAAAACAAAATCTGATTTGGAAGAACTTTCTCGTTGGACAACTGGAAGAAAAGAAGATCCAAAAGCCGGAAAAGAATTAAGTAGTGCATTTAATAAACATTTTGATGAAGCAGATAAACGAACAGATAGGAGTTTCTATTCTAATCCGGAAGCTAGAATATTTGTAAAAAATCTTATTTTCAAAGTAAGAGAAGATAATAATTATATTGATATAGATGATGTGATTGGAAATTATATTATATTCATGGAAAAATTTGAACCCGATCCAAATTGGTTTAAAGAAATGCTAGATGGATTACTATATGATGTTCAAATGTATTAAAAGGAGAAATTTCTCCTTTTTTTGTGAAACTATTTTAAATTTGCTGATATAATATCCAAACACAATAACATAGATGATTTTATTAGAAATTATAATATTTAAAATATGACAGAAACAGATTTAAGATTTGCTTTTCATATGGACACTGGTAGTTTGCCAATGTGGTCTTATGATTATTGGATGCAAAAAGTTTTAAACCATGGACATCCAACTTCAGAATATGGTCAATGGTTAGAAGAACATGCTGGAAATCCCCGGTGGATTCAGCGAGCATATCAATTTCAAAATCATCATGCTCCGATTTATCAAGCAAAAAAGAAATCCTATTATAAAAGTGGACGTAGAAAATATTATCAATGGGGGATTCAAAATATCTATGAAGCTTCTTATTGTTATTGGCTTGAACAAAGAATCCTGGATAAATATCCGGAAGTTATCAAAAACATATTACATATATGAGCTTAATTAATGAAAAATACGAAAAAGTAGTTTGTATATCTTTAAAAGAACGAGAAGACAAATTTGATTATATGCATTTTCAATTTGAAACTCATGATATTGAAGCAGAATTCTTTCGTCCTGTTATTCCAGGATATGCAAAAGCTCTTATAGAACCTTATAACGTAAAATATAATTCTCCAGATGGTAGGAAAGTTCGGTTTAATCCTGCTTTTCCAAATGAACTCGGAGCATTACAATCTCATTATCATGTAATTAAAACAGCTTTGCTTGAAGGAGTTAAAAGTCTTTTTATATTTGAAGATGATTGCGCATTTTCCAAGAATTGGGAAACCCTGCTTCCGAAATATATGGATACTATTCCAGAAGATGCAGATGGAATTCTTTTATATTCCTATATGTCTGCGTTTCAACCCGAAAATACTCGAGTTAAGCCAAGATGGGTAAAAGGATTTGCTTCTTGGTCAATTCTTGCGTATGGGATGAATCGCGGATCAATGGAAAGATATATTGCAATTGCAGATGCTCAGCCAATGATTGCAGATAGTATTACATTGTTTATGATGACAAATTTAGGATTTAATTTCTATATTGCAACACCTCCTCTTGTAATTCCAACAAAAGAGCTTACATCGAATATAAGAGGGGAAAATAAGAATTATGGACAAACCCCAATGGTTGGAGGTGGAAATATATTCATGCTAGGAATCGATGAAAAAAACTATGAATAAATTATTTAGATTAGGAAATGGCCCTATTGCTGGTGTTTGCGCAGGTATTGGTAGTTATACAAATATGGATCCAGTATTATGGAGAATTATTTTTGTATTGGGAACACTATTTACAGGATTTCCGTTTATATTATTTTATATTATATGCTGGATTGTAGTACCCGAAGAATGAAAGAGGAAATAATTGAAAAAGTTCAAGATTGCAAACTTGTGTTTGAAGAGCATGAGGATCAAGGGTGTGATTGTTGGGGAAAAACTTACTGGTATACTCGACAATTTGTGTGGATTGATGATAAGAAAGAACAATGTTTCGATGATTGGTATGTCATCCACGATGGAAAAAACGTCAAAGAAGTTGTTACTGAAGATGGTTTAAAATGGCGTAAAGAAAAAGAAGAGCAAAAGCAAAAGACTAAAGAACATCTAGAAAAAACAGGATTTGAAACTCCAAGAGAATATGCAGCATATTTAAAAGGAAAAAATGAAACATTACAGCAACAAATAAAACCTCTTCCATGGATAAGTTAAAAATATGGTTTGCCGATTTTTGGCCTGAGTGGAAAGATGAAGATTTTATAAGTCCTATTCTTAAAAACCATTTCGAAGTAGTTTTGGATAAGGAGCATCCCGATGTTTTATTTCATTCTATTTTTAATAAGATGGTTGAAGCACCGAAATATAAATGCAAGAAAGTTTTAATACTTGCAGAAAATTGGAGACCTTCTCAATTTCAAACTAATTATAGTATTAGTTTTGATCCTCATTCTACAACTAATTATAGATTACCTCTATGGCAAGTTTATATTTTACTAAAACCCGAGCTAAGAGAAAGACTTTATAATCGATTGAACCGGAAAGAAGAACAGTTTGAACAATGGTGTGCATTTACGGTTTCGAATCCTTCTAATTTTATGAGAAATTCGGCTTTTCAGCAATTGAGCCAATATAAATCTATAAAATCTTATGGACGATGCTTGACAAATGATTTTGCTTTACAAAAAGCCTCTGAAGGAAGATATTGGAGGGATGCTAAGGATGAATTCTTTTTGAAACGTCCTCATAAATTCATGATGGCTTATGAAAATACGCCATATAGATATTATTGTACAGAAAAACTTATGGATGCTTTTCTTGCAGGTGCAATGCCAATATATTGCGGGGATCCAAGAGTTGGAGAAGATTGGAACAAAGGAGCTTTTATCGATGTTACAAGAGGGAGATTTCCTGATGTTGTACAAAAAATGGATCAAAACCCAGAGAGATTTAAAGCTTTTTACGAAGAACCTGTATTTACAGATGAACAAAAACATAGCTTGGAGTGGAATTTATCCAACTTTGAAGAATGGTTAGTTGAAATAGTTAAAAAATAAAAATATGTATTGGGAAAATGTAGAAGGGTCTTTTACCTTTCAGATTCTTTATAGTAACATGGTTCAGAAATTTAGCAATGGTTCGACTTTTATTGAAATAGGAACTTGGAAAGGAAGATCTGCCATTTATATGGCTGAAAAAATAAAAGAATCCGGTAAGAAAATACTCTTTTATACAGTTGATCTTTTCAATGGAGAATGCGGATACGAAAATGAACCAGATACAAAAGCAGGAACACTTTATGAAGTGTTTACAAAAAATATCGAACCAGTTAAATCCTATATTCAACCCCTTAGAGGAGATAGCAAAATACTTCATAAGGATTTTAAAGATGAATCTATTGATTTTCTTTTTATAGATGGAGATCATGAATATTCCGGAATTAAAGCAGATTTAAAACTCTGGTTCCCTAAAATTAAAAATGGAGGTATTATTGCAGGCCATGATTATAACGAACCCTCCTGCGGAGTTCATCAAGCTGTTGATGAATATTTTTCTTTTGGAGCTCAATCATATCTTGGGGGATGTTGGATATTTTATAAATAAAAATATGCTTTACGATGTTGCAATTTTAATCAATCTTGAAAGAAGAGAGGATAGAGCAAAAAGAGTTATTGATCATCTCAAAAAAAGAGGAGTTCAAAATCTTTTAATTTATCCTGCTTTTGATGGAAAGTTAATAGCTAATATAAAAATAACCCCGTCCAAAAGGAATTATTTTTCTTGGACTACAATGAATATGAATGTTGCAGCATGCGCATTTTCTCATATTGCCGGATTAAAGATGGCTAAATCTCTAGGATATAAAAAAGTTTTAATGCTTGAGGATGATGTTGTTCTTTCAAAGGATTTTAATCAGCGAATGGAAATTTATGAAAAAGAAGTAGAAAATTTAGATTGGGAACATCTTTTTATTGGGGGAGCAATTAGAAGACCTACAGAAATGAAGAAGATTTCAGATCATGTTTGGACTTCTTCTTTTACAGATTGCACTCATGCTTATATAGTTAAAGAAACAGGAATAAAAAAAGTAGCAGATGAAATGCTCAAGTTTAATACTACAGTAGATGATGCTGTTAATGATATTATACTTAATAAAACTCTAAGATCCTATACATTTTTGCCATTAACTGCATTTCAAATAGCAGATCTTTCTGATATTGATGGACAATTTAGAGCAAGAATAGATACTATGCAATATTATCAAGAAACCTTATAAATTTATAAAAATGACTACAAGTATCGAAGAATTGTTATCTTATTCTTTAGCAGAATTAATCTTTTATATAAGATTTTCAGCTGGCTTATCTAATCCTACTACTGGCGGAGGATTGACGGGAATAGTAGGGGGAAAAGATAATTTACAGCTTCAACAGAATCCCGAAGAATATGCAAGGCTATTATTATTTCTCAAAGAGACTAAAGCTAAATCATATTTAGAATTGGGGGTAGGACAAGGAGGATCTTTTTTATTATGTTCTTTATTTCAACCTGATATAAAAATTTGTCATGCTGTAGATAATTGTGATTATCAGAGAAATGCTCAGGGATTTTCAGATCAGCCTTTTTCAATACAAAATAAAGTAGAATATCTTAAAAAAGTTAAAAATATTGAAGTCCAATATTTTAATTATTTTACAGATGATTTTTTTAATCTTGGCAGAACTAACACTTATGATATTATTTTTATAGATGCTGATCATAGATATGAGGGTGTTAAAAAAGATTATGAAAATTCATTAAAAATTTTAAATTCTAATGGATTTTTAATATTTCACGATATTGTAAATAAAGATTTGGGAGTCAAGAAATTCTGGAATGAATTAGATCCTTCTAAAAAAATACATGAATTTGTATATTCTATTAGCTGTGGTATCGGAATTTATAAACCATGAAAATTCTTGATGTAACTTTACTTGCAATAAATATGGGTCCTAAAGTTGAGTCTATGATTAAAATTTTAGATGATACATTACAAACCATAGATGGTCATTTTCAATTTAAAAAATCTATGCTTATAACGGATAAACCCATTACCCATTCTATTCATGAAATACGAAAATCCCGATCTTTAAATAGTTTAGCAGATCTAAATCTTTTTTGTATAAAAGAACTTCATCGTTATATAAATACCCCTCATTTTATTATTGTTCAACCTGATGGATATATTATTCATCCGGAATTATGGAATGATAAATGGTTAAATTATGATTATATAGGAGCTCCATGGCAGGACTTAGTCATGAGAGATAAAAATAATAACCCCGGCATAGGAAATGGGGGTTTTTGTTTAAGAAGCAAAAGTTTAGCTGAATTTGTTAGTAAAAAATATCTGTTGATTCCTCTTCCATTAGTTTTTAATGAGGATGGATACTATTCAAATAAATTAAACACGGAATCCAACTTAAAATACCCTTCTGTAAAGATGGCTTTATCTTTTAGTCAAGAAGAAATAATTGATGAAAATATTGTTCCGTTTGGTATTCACGGAGCCCCTTATTCTAATGCTTATAAATACTGGACAAAATGAAAGTAATCACTGGAGACCTTAGCGGATTTTACGCTGTTTTAACATGGCATGTACTTAGAGATTTGCGTAAATGGAAAGAGCTTAAAGGAGAAAAGGTAGGAGTTTTTTTACCGCAAAGATTTAATTTATACTGGGATCAAATAAAAGGTCCAAATGTATGGGAATATTATTATCAGCAAATAGATCTCATCGAGGGAAACATCGAGTATCTTTATGCAAAAGATATGCCGCAAGTTTTGGATTTATATCCTGGCATGAATATTCGCCAAACCTTACATGAAATATACACAAAATATATTCATTATAATGAGATAACAAAAAAAATACTTAATAAAACATTATCATATTTCAATGACTATAATTCTATTTTAGGTTTGCATATTCGAAAAACAGATCGATATACCGAAAGTGATAAACGATTATGGCCGGTAGATGATAAAAAAGTATTTACCGTTATAGACAAAGCATTATCTGAAAATTCTTATAATAAAATATATTTAGCTACCGATGATGCTGATATGTATAGTCTTTATATCAAAAGATATGGAAATCTAATTATTCCAACAACAAGAATAAGGGGATCCGGAAATATTTCCATACATCATCACATGAAAGAACAATCTGGCTATATAAAAGGATTGGAAGCTATACTAGATATGGAGGCTCTTGCTCGCTGTAAATTTTTGGTAAAAGGAACTTCCAATTTATCTCAAACTAGTATGATAGTGAATATTAATCTAGAATGTTATAATACAAATAAGATTTTTAACAATGATCCAAGAGAAGAAGAATCCATGAATATTTATTCAAAACCATATATAAAGTGAAAAACTCAATATACATATATGAACATTTAGGTATGGGGGATCAAATTATTTGCAATGGATTGACTAGAGTTTATGCTGATATGTATGATCGAGTATATTTATTTGTTAAACCCAAAAATGCTAAAAATGTTATGCATATGTTTAGGGATAATGCAAAAATTGCCATTATATTAATGGATGATTCGGATATTCATCAATTCATGCAAATTAATCCAACTAATAACTATCTAATTATTGGCCATACTAAATTACACGAGGAGTTACAAAGAGATCCGCTAGGTAGATTCGATCAAATATTTTATAAAATGGCTAATGTCAACTTTGAGGATAAATGGAATCGTTTTTATGTTGAAAGAAATTGCGAAGCAGAAAAAAATGTATATTTTAATGAATTAGATTTAAAGAAAAATGAAGAATATATCTTTGTTCATGATGATAAAGATCGCCCAATCCTGAAAGATAAACTTCCCAAAAATATTAAAATAATAAGACCCACTAGATCTGATATAAGCATTTTTAATTTTCTTTATGCGATTGAAAGAGCAAAAGAAATTCATTGTATAGATTCTTCTTTTTTTAATTTAATCGATTGCATAAAATTAAGAAATGACGAGAATTTATTTTTTCATAAATATGTAAAAATTCATTTAGTGGGAGAAGGAGGAACTCCTACAACTAAATTAAATTGGAAAGTATTAGCTGTTTAATTATGAATAAAATAATATCTTTTTCTATTTGGGGTAAAACCCCCAAGTATGTTGAGGCAGCTTACGAGAATCTCCTATTAGCATCTAAATATTACTCAGGTTGGACGTGTAGGTTTTACTTAGATGAAACGGTTCCCAAAAATATCGTTGAATATATGAAACGTGACGGTGCTGAAATAATAATGATGAATAAATCCGATGGATGCTATGGTCTCTTCTGGAGATTTGAGCCTCTTAAAGATGATTCCATTGAAAGATTCATCGTACGCGATACCGATTCAAGATTAAATCCAAGAGAAGCTGATGCTGTAAAAGAATGGGAAGAAAGTGGCAAAGAATTTCATATTATGAGAGATAATGCAGTTCATAATTTTCAAATATGCGGAGGAATGTGGGGGGCTACTTCAAAATTTATTGATAAGATAAAATTTCAATACGATAATATGTTAAATGAATATATTGGGAGTTTAACTTTTCAGGATATTTACAAGCCCCGAGGGAAATTCTTTAACACTGATCAACCATTCTTATGGAAGTATATTTGGCCAAGAATTGTTAATACCCATATAGCTCACATTGCGAATCTCAAAGAACTGAGAATAACTGGAAATGAAAAATTATTTAGGGTTCGTAATCCCGATGGAACTTTCGTAGGACAAACAATTGAAATTAAAAACTAAGATATGGATAGGATAGGACAAATTAATAGGGGATCCATACTTGGAGAAAAAATTTATGAATTATCTAGACTTCTAGAAGTAAAGACCATTGTTGAAATAGGAACCTGGAATGGAATGGGTTCTACAAAATGTATTTACGATGCAGTTATTGGTACTAAAAAAGAAGTTTGGTCTTTAGAATGTAATTTAATCCGAATTGGAGAAGCAAAAGTAAATTTAGTATTTTTACCTTCATCCTTTAAAATTATTCACGGAACAATTGTAACATATCAAGAATTAGCCCCGAAGATGAATATTCTTGAAAATGATACTCTTAAAAATTGGTTAAAAGAAGATCTTGGATGGATTAAAACCTCTCCATATGTTTTGGATCAATTACCAGAAAAAATAGATTTATATATTATTGATGGAGGAGAATTCTCAGGTTATATTGAATTTAATAAATTATGGAAAAAATGCAAATTTATAGTTTTAGATGATACAATTTCTAATAAACATACTCAAACTAGAAAATTTATTTTAGAAAATCCCGATAAATTTAAAATATTAGATGATAATCTAAAAGATCGAAATGGCTTTTTAATTTGCGAAGTATGTACAATTTTATAAATGGAAATTCCTTTTCCGAAATAGCTAATTTTAAAATAAATAGATAGAGATCGAAACGAATTATCTGCTGAATTATTTCGAAAAAATTCAATAATTTATTGTAAAACTGATTTTTTAGATATTTTGTTTAATTACATCAGAGTATCCGGACGAAAATATATTCTCATCTCTCATATGTCGGATCTTCCATTAAATATTGCAAGATTTTCATTAAAACCGTCATGTATAAAAAAATGGTATGCTCAAAATGCAACTTATGACGATCCTAATCTTATTTCTATTCCCATTGGATTAGAAAATCATACTGGAGGTTCTAAAGGAAAATTTACAAATCATCAATGGTTTTTTCAAAATATTGAAAAATTAAAATCAAATCTTAAATCTGGAATTTATTGTAATTGGGGGTTAACAAATGATTATAGAAAGAAAATACTAGAAAAAATAAAAGTTCCTTATTACTGGGAAGAAAAACTTTCTTTTGAACAATATTGCGAAAATATGTCTCATCATAAATATGTTATTTGTCCTCCGGGAAATGGAGTTGATACTCATCGATTATGGGAAGCTCTTTATTTAGGCTGTATTCCAATTGTTCTAAAACACAGAATTTATAGAGATTATAATTTATCTATTATTCAAGTAAATAGTTGGGAAGAAATTACACAGGAACTATTGGATCAACTGGTTTCAGAAAATACCGAACAACTCTATATGACCTATTGGAAAAAAAGAATTCTAACAGAATTTCAAAATCTATAACAAAGAAAAAGGGCTTTATTTAAGCCCTTTTAGATTATTTATCCTAATGAACCTGCTGTAAGTTTCCATTGATAAAAAGTTCCTGCTGCAACTTTAAGATATAATGATGTATCAACTGCCGTCATATCATAAACTGCTAAACTTGCATCTCTCAGACCTGCCCCAGCACCAGGGATAAATCTTATTCTTACCCCTATTGAAGCATCCGAATTTATGAATTTTAATCCAACTGAAGCATTAGTTGCAAATGTTTTATCTGCTGTCTGAAGAGCAACAATAGAAGCATCCGTATTTACAAATTTTAATCCTACTGAAACATTAGTGGTAAATACAGCAATTGAAGCATCTACATATTCTTTAGTTACAGCATCCGAAATACTAGCTATGCTTACTTCAAGAAATGTTCCGTTCCATACAAAGTCATTGCCTAAAGAAGCTTCGTGTAGAAAATTAGCAATCCCTATTGAAGCATTAGTTGCAAAAGGTGCTAATGAAGCATCTATATAAGCAATGCTTAATCCAATATTACCACTAGTGTCAATTTTAATAAGTTGAGCATTTACAGCAGTAACAATATTCTTAAAATTATCAATATTTCCACCATAATTATTGGAGGTCATATTTCCTGAAACCATCGAAAAATTAGGATCTATAAGTTCCATATCTAAAAATTATTTTACTTTTATTCTTTATTTATATATTCATACAAAGAAATTAAAAATATCTGGTTATTCAACACAAAAAAGAGGATCATTTCGATCCTCTTTTTATTTTATATCTGATTACTTATTAAATAAGTCCACCAGAATTTGTGTTGATGAAAAGTGTGAGATATTGCGTTTCAGGATGCCATCCAGCATCTACAAGAGCATATCTTGTTTTGATGATAACCTTAGGAGCACCAGTTCCTTCTGTGATAAGCTTAACTGATTCAGCCATTAAATATGGGCAGAATATAACACCTGGTTCGTCAGATGAACCTTTTCTTCCTACAAGTACTCTTGTGTCAGAATAGATCATGTTAGGATCTACATAAAGGGTCATACCAGCGATAGTACCTAGTGGATAAAGTGAACCATTGTTCTGGTTGAAAGTATTAGCTATTGGGCTAAATGTGTACTGTGCATTGCTCTGAAGAGCGGTAGCAAGTTTAAGGTTTGTAACTATAAAGTTAGCAGGACCTCTTCTACCTCTTTGCATAACAACATTACCAGCAGCAAGAATCTGAGCCATAACTCTCTTGATAAGAGTATCTTGGTTTTCGAATGTAGCTCCAACGACTGAAGCGTAAGTTGCGAAACCTGGAATTGTCATTGATTCTGTTGAGAAAGCTGTATCTCCATTAGGATAAGCATAAGCAGCTGATGTAAGAGAACCCGTTGATACGCAGTTCATGTTAAGGTTAATACCTTCAACATTATTAGCTGCAATGTGGTTTTTCCATCCTAGACCAAATAGTCTTGAAAGGATGTGTTTGTTAATGCTCTGGCTGATTTCGTTGATACCAGCGTTTTCTACCATTGCTATAACATCAATACCCCATTGTTTGTTAAGGTCTTGAATCTGTTCCTGGGTTACAGAAACTGATACCTGATATGTTCCAACCTGAACAAATTTAGTGAATAGCTGGAGGCCAAGTGCTCTTGGATATTCCATTTCACCAACTCCTCTTTCCATTGGTTCATAAAGAGTAGTTCCACTTACGAAAGTTCCATCCCATTTA